TCGCAAATTCTCTGTTACCTATGACCGCAGGCAGATAGCCCGCATTCGTATCTCCAAGCACGCTAAGGCTAAGCAGGCGCAAAGGAAGAAGTAACTCTGGAGAGTGACATGGGCGTAGGCAAGGGTAATCATGGCAACCATGCGCGAGGACCACATTGTAACCTATACCGGCATGGGCATGTTAAGCATATTAATGGTAAGCGTATAGCATCTCCTGAATACCGCACATGGCAGATGATGAAGAACCGCTGTCTTAATCCAAAGGCAGAAGACTATAAATATTATGGTGGGCGGGGGGTTAAACTTGATCCACGCTGGCATGCGTTTGAACATTTCCTTACTGACATGGGACTACGCCCCACACCTGCGCATACATTAGATCGCATCCATAACAATGGCGCGTACACCAAAACCAACTGCCGGTGGGTCACACGTAAAGTACAAGCACGTAATCGACCGGCATATAATAAACTTAATCTCGCTCTGGCAAATCAAATCCGAATAGACTATACAACAGGCAAATACCGTCAGATAGACCTAGCTGTTAAATATGGTATCACTCAAGCCCACATATCCCAAATCGTTCGCCGGGTGACGTGGAGTTAAGGAGGGGAACATGTTAAGAGTGTTCTTGGATTTTCGAATCGTATTTTGTCAACGGGCAGTACACGCTCAAGAAGATGTCACCCATAGAGTACATCCTCGACCCGCGCTGGGAGACGCTGTGCTGCGTGGTGGGCGTCGAGCATGAAGCCCCGATCTTCCTGCCGCAGGACGAAGTGGCGCGGTTCCTGAAGGACATCAAGCAACCGTACTGCGCCATCTCTCACAACGCGCTTTTTGACGCCTGCGTGCTGGCGTTCCGCTACGCCATCCATCCGACCGCGCTGTTCTGCACCCTCAGCATGGCCCGCGCCGTGCTCTACCATCGCATCCCCAACGGCAGGCTAAGCCTCGCCAACGTGCTAAAGTTCCTCGCCATCCGCGAGAAGGGCGAGACGATCAACAAGATGAGCGGCGTGCGCTTCCGCGACTTGCAGGCCGATCCCGGACTGATGATGGAGTGGACCGGCTACGCCACCAACGACTTGGAGGGGTGCCGCGAGATATTCTTCCGGTTGCGCGACGAGTTCCCCGCCAGCGAGGCGCTGGTGATGGATCGCGTCATCAAGATGGCGACCAGACCCAGGCTGGAATTGAACGTGGTGGCGCTCAACGACTATAAGCTGAACGTCATCCGCCACAAGCATGAACTGCTTCAGGCGATAGGCGCGAGCGCTGAACCGTCGCTGCTCGCCAACGTAGACCCCGGCAGGATGATGCAGATCGGCTCCCCCGCCGGAATGAAGTCCGCGCTGATGAGCAACAACCAACTCGCAGAGTTACTTCAGCAGATGGGCGTCAAGCCGCCGACCAAGATATCGCCGACGACCGGCTTGAAGACGTGGGCGTTCTCCAAGACCGACCAAGGGTTCCAAGATTTATTGGAGCATGACGATCCCGACGTGCAGGCGATAGTGGCGGCGCGGCTAGGCGTCAAGACAACCATCGAGGAGACGCGGGCGCAACGGCTGGTGAACATCGGCCTTGCGACACTCAACACGCTGGGCAAGGAATTGCTCCCCGTGCCGCTGAAGTACTCAGGCGCGCACACCCATAGGTTCTCGGGCGACTGGCTCTTGAACCTTCAGAACCTTGGCGCTCGCAAGAGCAAGGAGATACGCAGGTGCATCAACGCGCCGTCCGGCTACACCATCGTAGCGGTGGACGCGGCGCAGATCGAGGCGCGCATCGTGGCGTGGCTGGCCAGACAACCCGACCTGCTGGATATGTTCGCGCGCGGCGTGGACACTTACCGGGCGTTCGCCAGCGACATCTTCCACGTGCCGGTGGATCAGGTGGCGAAGGCGCAGCGGTTCGTCGCCAAGACCTGCATTCTTGGGCTTGGTTTCGGCATGTCTGATGCAAAACTACACCGCACCATCGTCATGCTGGCGCGCGAGCAGGGCTATGACATCCACATTACGCAGGAGGATTGCACGAACTGGGTGCGGACGTACCGCCGCCGGTTCTTCAAGATACCGCGCTGCTGGGACGACCTTGGCTGGCTAATCGAAAGGATGGCGGCGGGCGGGGCGGACGGCTATGCGGTTGGCCCGTGCAAGGTCGAAGGGACAACTATCATATTGCCGAGCGGCCTCAAGCTATACTACGACAACCTGCGCTCAGAAAACGGCGAGTGGTGGTACGATCACGGAAACTTCACCAAGAAGCTGTACGGCGGCAAGTTGTTGGAGAATATCGTGCAGGCGCTCGACCGGCAGCAGGTGGTGGACGCCGGGCTGCGCACCGAGATACGGGCGCGCAAGGCGGGCATCGAAGACCCGCGCGTGCTGCTCAACGTCCACGACGAGAACGTCTATTGCGTGCCGGACGATCAAGCTATGTCACTCGCAGAGTTAGCTCTGGAGGACATGAAAACCGGGGGGCCGTGGGCCGATGGCCTGCCGCTCCATGCGGAAGTAAAAACGGGCAAGAACTACGGCGAACTACAGGAAATCGTATTCCCATAATCCGAAACATTCTACTAAAATTTCGGATTTTTACCTGTTGACATGTCCTAACACATGTGGTAGGGTGGTCGTTCTGCTGCGCGGAGTGTGTCATGCTGGAGTTCAAGCTACAAGAGCCGGTGATCAGTGTACCGGCAGATGAAAAAACGCTGATACAAGTCCTCAAGCTTGCGCCTGTCGAAGCCAAGTTTCTTCAAGCGATGCTGGTTCATTCGTGGGTGTCCGAGGAAGAATGCCCGGAGATCGGCAATAGCAAACGCCAGATCGTTTTTGTCATGCGGCGCAAGCTGGAGCCGATTGGCATCCTGATCATCAATGACGGCAGTGGGAAATATTCCCTGCCTCCAATTAGTAAGACGTACCTTAAGAACGCGATTGAAGACTTCCTAAGAAGTCACCCGCAGGGTGACTAATGGGAAACCTGATCAAGAGCCTGCTGGACAAGCCGCCGCTCATGAGTTGGAATACTGATCCGAAAGTTAAAATTATGAAAAGTTACATCCTTGAATGCATCAACCCCGACAAGATGGCGGACACCAAGCGCGCTCCGCCGATCCGCAAGATGGTTGGCTGGTTCAACAGCTTCGACATGGCGCACTGGGTCATGGATCAACTAGCGAAAGACTACGAAGACATCCTGATCCACGAGCTAGTTAAATACGAAGGTGAATTGCCCGATGAACATCCAGACGCAGCCTAAGCCTTTTGCTTGGTCGTTCTCCCGCTTGAAAAATTTCGAGACCTGTGCCCGCCGCTACGAGGCGGTGGACGTCAAGAAGTCGGTTGTCGAGGCGCGCTCGCCCGACTTGGATCGCGGCGACGAGCTTCACGAGGCGATGCGCAAGGAGGTCAATCAACAGGAGGGCTACAAACTGCCGCCGCAGTTCATGTACATGCAGACGTGGGCAAACAAGCTGAAGAAGCCGATCAGCCCGGTCGATATCATCCGCACCGAGGAAAAGCTGGCGGTATCGAGGGAAGGTAACTCCACGGGTTACTTCGACAAGGCGACGTGGCTGCGGGTGAAGATCGACTACATACGCATCACCCCCAGCCGCGTCGAAGGGCGCGACCTTGGGCATATCGTTGACTACAAGACCGGCAAGCCGCCGCGTGTGTGGGACGGCACGCAACTGCTGATCAACGCTCATGTGGTGTTTCTTCACTTCAAGACCATCGATAAGGTCCGCGTGGACTACCTGTGGACCGAGTTCAACGACACGACGCACGACAACTACAAGCGTGACGAGACGCCGCAGCAGTTCACAGAAGAGGTTTTACCACGGGTGGCGAAGCTGGAAGCTGCGCATGCGACCGGGGTGTTCGAGCCTAAGCCATGCGGGCTGTGCGCTGAGTATTGTCCGGTCTCAAGCTGCGAGCACTGGGGGAAAAGGCAACGAAGATGACGCCAGAAGGAAAAGTGAAGAATGACATCAAGCGCATCTTGAAAGCGTTCGATGTTCACTATGACATGCCGGTCAATCATGGTTTTGGCAGAACGGGCGTTGACTTTCATTGTTGTGTGTGCGGGCCGAATGGCTACGCGATGGCGTTCTACATCGAGGCGAAAGAAAAGGGTAAACATCCGACCGCGTTACAATGGGAGTTTCTTAATAATCGCCAAGCCAAACAAGGAGCCACGTGCTTCGTAATCGATGGGCCGGAAGGCTTGGATCAACTCACACACTGGCTGGAAACATATGAACATTCACGCGCCGCCTAGCATCATCTACCAGTTTCCGCCTGACGCCTTTCAGGTGCAGAAGTGGACGGCGGCGCTGTTCATGGAGAACACGCGCGGCTACTGCCTGAACGAGCTAGGCACCGGCAAGACCCGCTCGATCCTGTATGCCTACGACGCGCTGCGAAGCGCAGCGATCACGCACAAGATGCTGGTCATCTGCCCGCTGTCGGGCATGATCCGCACGTGGCTGCGTGAAGTTAAATTATTTTTCCCGTGGCTCAAAGCCGTCGTCCTGCATGGAACTCGTGAGTTACGTCTTAAGAAACTCATGGGTGACTTTGACATTTACATCATCAATCACGATGGCGTCGGCGTCATCTTCGATCATTTGTGCGTGCATACCGAGATCGACTGCGTGTGCTGCGATGAAGTTGCTGTGTACCGCAATGGGCGCAGCGAGCGCACTAAGACCCTGCGCGAGTACGTCCACGGCGTCAAGTACGTGTGGGCGCTGACGGGTTCGCCCATTCCACGCGCCGTGACGGACGTATGGGGGCCATGCTCATGCCTGACGCCCAACACCGTGCCGCGCTTCTTCACCGTCTTCCGTGAGCAGCTTATGCTCAAGAAGGGGCAATTTAGGTGGGAGCCGAAGCCGCAGGCGGAAGAGCGGGCGGTGGGTTGCATGCAGCCAAGCGTGCGGTTCCCGCTTAGCGCCGTTGTGGAGCTTCCGCCGCAGGTGCCATTGTACTACGAAGCGGCGCTGACCCCCAAGCAGGCATTGGTCTACGAGGGCATGCGCAAGCAGGCGCTGGTGCTGGTCGGAAAGAATAAGATCGACGCGCTCAACGCTGGCGCGGTGCTTAGTAAACTTCTTCAGATCGCGCTGGGCTACGTGTACACCCGCGACGGCAAGACAGTGACGCTCGACAACACCCCCCGCCTCCAGTTGATTCTGGACCTGATCGACAGCACGGCCAAGAAGGTTCTACTGTTCGCTCCGTTCAAGAGCGCGGTGAGCGCGTTCAACGCCATGCTGGCTGAGAACAAGCTCGAACACGCCGTAGTCACGGGCGACACAACGCAGTTGAAACGAAATGATATCTTTTCAGCATTTCAGGACAGCCCTAAGTACAAGGTGCTGCTGGCGCATCCGGCGTGCATGGCGCATAGTCTGACCCTCACTGCCGCTACGACGACCATCTGGGCGGGGCCGGTAACGAGCTTGGAGATATTTACGCAGGCGAACGGCAGGACGCACCGGATCGGCCAGACCGATAAGACGCTGGTGGCGATGGTCGGCGGAACTCCAGCAGAAAAGAAAATGTATAAGTTGCTTGGATCAAATGAGCGCCTGCAAAATCGTTTCCTAGAAATCATGGAAGCGATCACTGAGGATGACAGAGTATGAAACCTCTCTGAGGAGGAAGTAACTCGGTGAGTAGACCAGTGAGAACTACTATATCGCGCACAGTTATCCCGGCGCAACCGGGGTATTTCCTGCTGGAAGCAATGTGGAATGAGGACGCAAACGCATATGAGGCGGTTAAACAGCCGATTATTGCGTGGATGGTCGCCGTGGAAGAAACAAAGCGTTTTGATCAATGGCCTACATATGATTGTGACCCGGAACCCGTCACACTAGAGAGCCAGCCCCTAACCAAATATATTCTCATGCCGGACGGTCGAGTTGTCGAACCTGAAAGCCGGTCATGGGATAATTTAGCTAGCTGGCTGGAAGGGGCTGTGAAGCGAGATGAATACAAGCGCCTACAAGTGTTAACGAAGGAAGAATGAAATGTCAACTAGACCCCCGCTCAATGTTGAGCAAGTGTGCAAGCAGTACCGCGCCGTCAAGGCGCGGATCACCGAAATGGAGAAGGTGCACGATGAAGCGCTCGCACCATTTAAGCAGTTTCTCAAGGACGCTGACGACCTGCTGCTGGTCTATCTCAATCAGACCGGCCAGAAGTCGGCGGCGACACCGGAAGGGACCGCCTACTGGTCCGCCACGGTGACGTTCCCAGTCGAGGATATCGAAGCCTTCCGCAAGCATGTGACTGGCACGGCGGCGTGGGAGCTTATCAAGTGGGCGGCTAACCCGACTACGTGCGAGGCATGGACCGAGGCAAACAAAGCGACGCCTCCGGGTCTTACCCGCAACAGCATCCGCAAGGTGCATGTGATCGCTCCCGCCAAGCCCCGCAAGCGGGTGGTGAAGGCGGCGCAGCAATCCGCGACAGACGTTCAACCGGAACAGGAGCCGGTCGAGGCGATGGGCGAGTAACCCCAAGAGTGACTTCAAAAGTCACTAGAAAAGAGAAAGGACAGTAACGTGAACCAGCTTACCAAGCGTATCCAACCGGGTACGGTGATGCAGCAGTCGGCGCTGCTCGACAATATCCCTGCCGATTACGACGACTTGTCGGAAGGCGTAGCCGTATCGTTTCCCATTCTTGGCATTCGTGGCGGCAAGTTCTGGCTGCGGTGGAAGGGCGAGGAGCAGCTTGTCACCATCCCCGGCACTCCCCACCCCGCGCCGTTCGTGGACGTGGTGATCCTTAAGGCGCAGAAGGATTTGACGCGCACGTTCTACGCTGGCGGCTATGTCGAGGGCGCGCACGAGCGGCCCGACTGCTGGTCGAGCAACGGCGTCAAGCCGGACGACGGCGTGCCCAACCCGGTCAACCCGGTGTGCGGTTCGTGCCCCAACGCCGAGTGGGGTTCGAGCAACAACGCCGCCGCGCCGCGTGCGCAGGCGTGCCAGCAGCGCCGCCGCACGATCATCGTGCCGTACAGCGACGACCTGACCAACGACGAGGAGGGCGGGCCGGTGCTGCTCTCGGTGCCGCCCGGAAGCCTGACCAACCAGTTGGAGTACGGCAAGGAGCTGAAGGACAACCGCATCCACTACTTCGGTTGCGTGACCCGGCTGAGCTTCGACACCGACAAGGCGTTCCCCAAACTGGAGTTCCAATACATCCAGCCATTAAACGACGTCGAAGTGCAGACGGTGCTTGGCGTCCGTGAGGGCGACGGCGTGAAGCGCATCATTACGTCGCGGATCAATGTCGATGGACCGGAAGTGGACGACGCCCGGCCAGCGCCCGCCCAAGCGCCCGCTCAACGCGCGCCCACGGGCGGATCGGCGGTGCGCCCGCCGCAGGGGCAAGCGCCCACTCAAGCGCCTGCCCAGCGTCAGATACGCGCTCCCGCTCCACCCCAGCAGCCAGTGGCTCCGCCGCCTGCGGTCAAACAGCAACCCGCGCCATCCATGCAACTCGTGCAGCCTGCGCAACCCGCGCAGCGCGTCGGCGGGTTCGCGGCGCGACCGGCGAGAGGAACCATCGCCGGGGCTGTGGCCCAACCTGCCGCGCCGCCCGCGTCCAAGCGCACGGTGGTGACGCCTCCCGCACAGCAGGCCGCACAAGAGCCGCCGCCTCCGACCGAGGCGGACATGGAAGGCGAGGCGATGGAAGTCGGCCCAGACGAGCTGACGGATCGCTTTGGAGCATTGATGGGAGGCAAGTAACTCTAGGGAGTAACTAGGGGGAGGTCGCGCGGCCTTCCTCTAGCTCGGGGAGGTGCGCGTGCCTCAGAACCAAACAATCCAGTATCTCACTCGTGTCGGCGTCTTCGACCAAGAGACATGGGGTTCGATCCACCATGTGGTCAGGTACGAAGACCCCAAGCGCTTGCCTATTTTTCCGGGCAATGCGCATCAGCGGCTGCGGACGGCTCTCGCCGATGTTAACTACTGGGTCAAGCAAGGCACCGACATCTATATGGCGCAGGGCTTGTTCATGAAGCCGGGGGAAACGCGCGCAGGAGGCTACTATCCGAATGCTGACCGGCACAAGGGCAATCTGGGCTGGTGCAAGAATCTCTATATGGACATCGACGTTAAGCCGGGAGCCTACTCGACCCAGCAGGACGCCATTAGGGCGCTGATCAACGATATGGTCCGTCCATACAAAATTCCAGCGCCAACTATCATGGTCTCAAGCGGCTCCGGCGGTATTCACGCATATTGGACGTTAAATGATATTTTCGACCCAAAAATATTTTCCAAAATGGCGAGTTCTCTATCTCAAATCGCTAAAGCGGCGAAAATATACTTTGACCAGAACTGCACTACCGACCCAGTGCATCTATTCCGCGTGCCGTGGACATGGAACTATAAGAAGCCTGACAACCCTACGCTGGTCGAAATACTTGACGACTGCGGCAAGGACATCGACATCGATGAAATGAAGACGGCGCTGTTTGCCGCCGCACCGCCGACAAGTCACTCCAAGAGTTACAATGCAGCATCCTCTAACGCGCCAAGCGAGTTCGATGATAACGATGACCTTGGTGGGGGAATGGAAAGGAACTATGCGCCCGCAAACATCGATACAGTCGCTGCCGTATGCCCCCTTATCAAGGACACGCTCGCCAACGGCGGAGCTAATCATAGTGAGTCTGAGTGGCATGCCATGGCGTCGCTGTCGTGTCATTGCGAGAACCCATCCGAAACATTCCATCGCCTCTCCAAGGGCTATCCTCGCTATGATCCTGAAGAAACTGACGCTAAGCTGGCGGTGGCGCAGGATCAACGTAAGAACAGTCATGTCGGCCCGCATATGTGCGCCAAGCTATCTGAACTGTTTGGAGAGAAGTTCTGCAACACCTGTCCACATCTGGCTCTTGGCACCACGCCGCTATGGGTTCCGTTTAAGCGGACCAACGGTCATGCATATCTTCCCCCCATAAACCACGCGCCAAACTCAAGCGACCTGCCCACGCCGTACTATCGCGCCGCCGATAACCTGATCTATAGGCCACGCCCTGACGACGGCAAGGAGAACGCGAGCGACATGCTGGCGTTCGAATATCAAATCCAGCCGGGGTCCGGCTACGTCGAGGACGGCTATCCGTACTCGTTCCATTTCACCACGTTCCAAGGCGAGCAATACGCCAGCAAGTCGGTTGAAATGAACGTCGTGCCTAACCAGACGCGACTGATCGACACTCTCTCGGGCATCGGCCTGCCGATCAACGGCGACCGCAAGGAAGCAATGGTGTTCCTCATGAGTTACACGAAGCTGCTGCAAAGCAAACGCGACACTGCGATCTCCCTGCCGCCATTCGGCTGGGCGATCGACAATAAGGAAAAGTTTGGCTTCTCCTATGGCGGCGAGTTTGTCTCGCCCAATGGCACAATGAAGTGCAAGTCGCCGCCGCCCAACCTCAATGACTACACGCCGGTTGGCGATCCGCTGGTGTGGCGCGACCTCGCCGAGATGATCATTACCTCCGACCGGCCAGACCTGTCGGTGATGGCGGCGAGAGCGTTTGGCGCGCCATTGGTAAGGCTGACCGGCGAGGCTGGCTGCATCGTCGGCGTCTACTCGGCGGAAAGCGGCATTGGCAAGACATCCTCGCTCATGCTCGGGCAGGCGGTGTACTCGCGGCCAATCCTGATGGGCCTGACCGACACCAACAGCTACGTGTTCTCGCGGGCGGGCGACCTGAAGCACCTGCCGCTGTACTATGACGAGATTAAGGGCGACGAGCAGATCAGCGCCTTCTGCAAGATCGTGTTCCAGTTGACGGGGGGCGGCGGCAAGGGCCGCGCGGGGCGCGACGGGCAGGCGAAGGAGAAGAAGACGTTCGAAACGAGCGTCGATTACGCTTCCAACAAGCCAATGGTGCCGGAAGTCCGCGAGCGCGATAAGGGCACGGACGCGTCCGCCTACCGGGTGTTCGAGTTCGAAGGCAAGCCGTCCAGCGGCAGCGAGGCTTTCAACGCCGCCGTCGGCAAGCAGTTTGCGCTGCTCAAGACTAACTACGGGTGGGTGGGCCGCGAGTACGCGACGTTCTTGGGGCGCAACGAAGACTACATCAAGAAGCGGATGAACACCGTGCAGAACTGGCTGAACAACGCCGTCGCGCCCACGCGGGAGGAACGGTTCTGGGCGGCGGCCGTGGTTACCTCCTTCGTCGGCGCTGACCTTGCCGTAGGGTTGGGCTTTTGCCATTTCCCGCTCAAGGAAATGTGGAACTTCATGATCGCGGAATATCGCCGCATGCGCAACGAGCTGACGCTTAACTCCAGTGACTTCGGCAACGAAGACACCGTGATTCGGATACTGTCGGCCTATCTCAGCGACAAGCGCGCCCGCAACATGATCATCCTCGACAAGACGCTCGGGCGCGGGCGTCCATCGCCGACACAAATTCAAAACCCGCCGCGCGCCGGGTTCGAAGACCAGTGGGGGCCGCTGGAAGTGCAAGTGTCGGGCGATCCGTTCACCATCCGCTTCACCGACATATCGTTCAGCCGGTGGTGCAAGCAGAACGGCTTCCCCAAGAACGCTATCTGCGCGGGCCTTAAGAAGGCATTGGGGGTGGACATGACTACCGTGACCATCGGCGCGGGATCAAGTCGGCCTGAAGCAAAGACGATGGGCTGGAGCCTGCTGGTGACCGGCAATAAGCTCGATGACGTGATGGAGGAATACAGGCTGTACTATAATCTCAAACCTTAGTAACCCTTGGAGTGATTTATGTTTGGTAAAGGACGTGCAGTATGAATGGTGAATATAACCCGGAGCAGGGCCTTGACGAAGCCATCGCCACCGCCATTACAAACCCGCTTCGGCAGTCAGCCAGTTTTCGGATACGGCAGCGCGGCCTGCGCCGCGCTATCGCAACCAACGCCGTCCAGATGGCGCGTGAGCATCGTGGAGATGCGAATGAGCCATTCACCACGGACGACGCAGATACGCTCGTGGCGATCATGGACCTGCTCGACAGAGTGGCGGGAGGGTGATTGCCCTTGCCGTTGCCGTCGTAGCGCATCTCATTTCAGACCTTCTCTGGCGGGCTGGCTATGTCCTCTCCAGTCACATTGCGCTCGGGATCGCCATATGGTGCGTCATGTGGTGGCTGTTAGTCGCATTGGTGCAAAGCATCGACTTGGAAAGCCGCGTCGAGAAATGGTTAGAGAAGCGCAAAAGGAAAAAGGCGCTAAGAGGACGACCCCCAGCGCCTTCACGTTAACACTCGCTAAGGAGACTCGCATGATTGGCGCACTGCTTAATACGCTAGGCTGGACGTTTTATGCCCTTGTAGTGATCGCAGTGGCGGCGATCTTTTACCGCACGGTGTATCTCATAATCCGCAAGGCGTCGTCACCAAACCGTGGCTCTGAACGACCGTATCGCCGGTCCAATGTAGATAGACGACTCCCTTGAGCCACGTCGGGTAGTTGGGGTCCGGCTGGCATGCCGCCGCTGGAGCCTGATAACCCTTGTCCGGCGCTACGCTTGAAGTCATCGACGCCGCGACCTTGTATCCCTTGTTCATGCAATCAACTACGTTGGTGTAGGCGCTGCAATCCGGCGCTGCCTTCGGCAGGGAGTTGGGCGCGGCGAAGCCCGGCGGAACGCCGAGGACATTGCCTTGGGCGTAGTTCGCCCCGTTGTAGTCGGCAAGATCGTTGTTCGGCCCGGCGCACTGCGCATAGACCGGACAAGCCACGCCGGGAACGGCGGCGAAATAGTTGCCAGTCACTGTGACCCCGGTGCGGCCAAAGCCAGCAGCGACGACCGGCTGGCCGGTTCCGACCAGACCCACGTTGTTGAACGTCTGGCTGGCGAAGGGTTTGGCCACGCACGCCTGCGCAAGATTGTTCGTCACCGTGAAGGGGAAAGCGCCCGACGATGCGTCATAAAACTCCCACACATTGCCGTCCCGCTTATAGTCTTGGGCGTTGCAATACATGGTGTTTTGGGTGACGAGGACATTGAGTCCCTGCGCGCAGGGCGATCCGCCGCAAAACATTTCGTAACCGTGCGCGCCGTTGTTCCAGAACAGATTGTTTTCGACCACCGCTGGTTTGGTGTAGGGATTGATGCCCCAGCTATCGAAAATCAGTCCCTCGCCATCCGAACTTGTACCGATGGCGAGCAGCTGACCATTGGTCAAGCCCGGAGCGGCGACCTTGTTGCTTAATCCAACAGTTGTTCCGTTGACTGAAGTGACGAGCGTGGGTGTTGCGCCAGTGGTTATGATCGCGGGCGAAGCGCTCGGGTAATTCGCGCCGTTCGCCGCGCCGATAGGCCAATTCACCCCCCAACCCGCTACTGCCGCGACCGAGATGGTTGCGGACCCAGCCGCAGCGTTCGCCGCCATGTTGGTGAAGCCGCCGCGATAAAGCGAGTTGACGCTGCAAGGCCCGTTCACGTTGCCGTAGGAAAACGTCTGCGAGACGAAAATATGCGTTCCCGGCAGCGAATCGACGTTGACCGGCGTATTGATCGACAAGCCCGAACCGCAGTAACTTGCAGACTGCGCGGCGTTGAAGGCGATGTCGCCCACGAGCGCCAGTTCGTCGACTGCCAGCGCGAAAGCGCCGGGATAGCCATCGGCATGAAATCCGGCCAGAGGACATCCAGCCGCGATATCGTTGATGAACGCCACATAGGCGATGGCCTTGCCGGTGGCGAGCGGCCTCGCTTCGAAGCAAACGCCGTTGCCGTCATTGTTGTTCGTCGCCCTAAATCCTTCGACCGCCCAATTCGACTTATCGATGTTGACACTGTCCTTGGTCGATGCGTCAATCGTGCAGTCGAACGGCGTGGCGCACAGGACAGTCGCCACATAAACGCCGCCCTTGCCATCGATGCCGCCAGTAGTCGAGGGGCACGAGGACACGGTCCCCCAGCGGGGAGAGCCTGAACCGTAGCTGTCGAGGTTGGCCGAGTTGTACGCTCCTGCGGCGGCGACGATGACATCCCCGCAAACGACCGGATGGTTGGCGGTCAGCCACGGGGTAGCGGCCGACGCGCCGTTATTCGTATCCTTGCCGGTCGGCGACATGAAGTAGGTGTGCAGCGCCGTGAACGGGGTCGAGCCGTTATCCGGCGGCGGCGGAGTGACCGTGATCGTGTAAGTTCCGGGCGGCAGTGGATCGCCGGTGACGGTGAGTTGCGTTGACGCGCTGTAAGCGCTCTCAACCGACAGGCTGAACAGCAGAGAAGCTAGCAGCAGCTTGGGCATCTTATCCTCCTAAGTAACTCTTCAGAGTGACTGGCGGAGTGATCCCCGCCAGTCATTTCGTTCAACGCCGTGGCGGCTGGCTGGGCGGCTGGCTTGGTTTGCTTGACGCCGACTTCGCCTCCTTCGGCGGGTTCTTCGGGTCAACCTCCGGCTCCTTCCAAAGTTCCTCTTTGGCGCCAGACTTACCGCTGCCAACCGTAGGCGTACCGCGCATACGAGTGGTAATCGGATCACTTTCGCCAGCGGCGACCGCCGCCGTAGTCGGGTCGATAGGCACCCGGTAAGCGCCTGTCGTCGTCGTTAATCCCGGCTCCGGGTCCGGCAGGGCTTGGCTGAGAGCGGGACTGCTGCGGGTTGCATCGCCGCCCAGCGCCAAAATCTTGTCGCGGGTTTCCTCATCGGGAATGCCCTGCGTCGCCTGTTGCTTAGCAGCTTTTTCGGCGGCTTCGGCCATCGCCTCCTGTTCCTTGAGGCGTTCCTCGCGGCGCTCCTGCCAGCTTTTCGGCTGGGCGACATTCGGCCCCGCACTGGCGCGGGGCGGCTCGTTACCAGCCGATGATTGTGTTGATGTCATGAGGGTGCTCCTAGTTATGGTCCGTAGGATGCCGCCCTTGGGGGGATGGACCGTTCCCCTCCAAGGGTATGACGAGAGTGATAAGCGCGCCGATCATCGCGTTCCTCCACACATCAGAACACACGGGGCCTGATCGGGTTCACCGCCTCGCAACTTCTGCCGCACTTCCATGCAGTTGTCCGCAACCGCGACGAACCGGCCGTTGACGAGGCCGATCAAGCAGCGCACGCCCTCGGCGAAGTACGTCTTGTTGGCGACCGACGGCTCGCGCACGCTGGTCACCTCGGCCGGGTTGACGTCGATCCGCTGACCGGCCGGGCCGTTGAAAGCGACGAGCAGGATGGCGACCACCTCGATCATCACGGGCGTTGCTCCGATTTAGGCAGGCAATGATCGAACATCTTGTCCACCAGCCGGGTGACGTTGTTCTGCTGGATGCGCAGATAGTAGGCGGCGCAAAAAATGAAGACGCAGTTCAAGAGGACCATGACGAGCAGGATCGGCGAGGTGCGCAGGGCGTCGATAGCGCCGGTGGCGACACTGACGACGCCCTGCGGTGGCTCAACAACGGTTGGCTTGTCTTCGTTCACGACTTGGGCGGAGCTTTTCGGATTACTTGCGCCTGCCGGTCTGGCCGCTGCGTTCGACGGGGATCGGCTCGGGCTCGCCGGACGGCGTGATCGTGGCGCTGACCGCCTCGCCAGCGACCACGTTGATGTCCAAGGTCGCCAAGATCGCCTTGGTGCCTTCGCCGAGGTCGGCGTCGGCGCTCGACGTGATCTGCGCCTGTCCAAGGCTCTTGCCCCAGACTTGGGCGCGGGTGCTGTCGTCGGGGTTGGGGACGACTTGGGCGATGTCGTCGTTGGACGAGGTCCACGTCGTGTCGCCATCGACCGTCGCCGGGTTGCCGTTAGCGTCAACGTAAGCGACCTGTACATAAACCATCATTTCGTCGGGTAGTGTGTATGCCATTGGCGATGATCCTCTTACTGTGAAACCCCCTATCGTCGCCGTAAAGACCGCCTTGAGGGGAACAGGCGGCGGCACGAGGGTAAGCGCGAGCGCTCCCCCAACGTTCAAGTTCACGTTCATGTTGACGTTTATCGTTTCGGGTATCGGCGGCGGGCGCTTCCGGTCATCAACAGACATATGACGATCTTTCTTTCTCGCGGCCCAATACGCCCCCCACCACGCAGTCACGACACACCTGCGCCCGCGTCGCCTATGATCGTAACGTTATCGCCCGCCACAACCACGAGATTAACCGCCTGATCGCTGCTAAAAGAAACAGTGACTGTTGGCTCTTGCGTGTCGGGCGGCGTCGGTTGAACCGCCGCTGGCCCTATCCAAGCCAAAAAATTCTGGTCGGAACCATTGAATTTGTTCTTGTCCACGTCGCCGTCGAAGCCCGGAACCGGGCCGGTGTCCGAGTATTGCCACAGGCTCCACTGCGGCCACGTCTGGCTTGCCCATGGGCTGGGGCTTGAGCTGTACTGGCACGTCCACAGGCTGGTGTTAGCCGCAAGCCAGTCGCTCTTGCCCCACTTCTGCTCTGCTTCCTCCCCAACGTTGCCAGTATACACTGTTAACTGAAGATCGGGGCGCACAAGTTGAATGCGCTGGAGAAACTTGGTCACGTTGCCTTTGGGGATGCTTTGGTCCTCGACGTCGCACACCACCCGCTCGCCCTCATCCGGATTGGCGCAGTCGAGATACCAGTTGGCTTGCGCGACTGGATCGGTCGAACGAAAGAAGTGGTAGCTCGCCACCTTGAGGCCAGCCGCTTTAGCGTCGGAGCGGAACTTGTTATAAGAGCTATCCTTGATCGTCGTGCTTTCGGACGCCTTAAGAATAACTCCTAGACCACCACTGTCCTTGAACGCTTGAAAGTTAAAGCCAGCTTGGTACTTAGATAAATCTACACAGATAACGGCCATGTCACTCTCCAGAGTTACTTCTTACCCCATCGCTTCCAGCCGCCGCCCTTGACCTGACCGCCTTTGTTCAGGCCGATGTCCCCAGTCGGGTTCGCCGCCGTCTCGGCGAGGTTCTGCGCCATCGCGCTCTCCACCGACGGCGTGTAGCCCTCACGCTGGACACTGCCGCCCTTGTTGAAGCCCTTCGCCTTCATATCACGTTGATGTGACAGTCCAATGGCGACTGCTTGGGTTTTTGGCCTGCCGCTGCCCTTCAATTCCGAGATATTCTTTCCAAGGGCTTCCTTGCCGCCAGATTTAATCAATGGCATGTCTACCTCCATACGATAGTGATGTCAGGCGCTCCAGTCAGATTCAGGAAGCAGCCAGTGACGAACGGCCATCCGGCGAAACCGACGTTCGCCGTCTGCTTGGTGCAGTCGGCTATCGCCATCACCGTCCCTGCGGCGCTCGTGCCGTCATAGACGGTCAGCAGCGAGCCTGAAGCGGCAGGGTTGTTGATGCTGATCGACACGATCATGCCTGCGCCGGTCTTGAGCAGCGTCGTTCCCGCCGCGCTCAGATGAGTAAGCTTGGTCCCCGGCGCTCCCGCCAGATAGGATGGTTGTGGATCGCTCTCAGCCATCTTAGTAACCTCCATATGCCCGATGCAGCGCCCGCACGATGATGATCACCGCCACAAGGATGGCGGCGACGACCGTAAGGCGCTGCGTGGTGTTGTTCATAGTTATATCCTCCCCGTCAGCAACAAAATGAGCAGGACGATGATGAGAATCCCGACTACTCCCATGCCGCCATGACCGAAGCCATAGCCATAGCCGCCCGGCGCGCCGACGTAGCCGCCGCCCAGCCCGCCCAGCAACACCAAGACGAGAATAACAATCAGAACGATCCCAAGCGTGCTCATAAGTCACTCTCCTGAGTTACATAGTACAACTGGGGGTTGTTACAACCGAACAAAGAAGTGTATTGACATGATATAACAAATGCAGTAAGATAAAAATGAAAGGACAGCCCCAATGTACTATACCAAATCCCAACTGGAACAATTACATTGCCTTCAGTGCGGCAGGGCCTTGGTTGAAAATTATGAAAAGACTTGCTGGCCTGCGTTCTGCGGCAGCTCCTGCCAGAAGAAACACCGCGCTGTACGGCGACGGCTACAGATCGCATGGCTTGTCGAACATGACATGCCCACTTCCCTAGGACATACCTCCGATGCCCAAGATAATAACTAAAGCCCGATGCGCCTACACCGGTTGCGGCAAACTGTTCACGCCGTGGCGCGGCAAACGGTTCTGCTCGCCCCAATGCCGCAAACAAGAACAAAATCGAAGACTGGGGTACGTTAGGCAGTATGAAAATAGCCCTCAAGCTAGGGAGATACCTGAAGGTCCAAAACCGGCCGCGCAACCCATTGAAAACATTGGTACGAAAATGGAGTTTAGGCAGGATGGACCTCGCTGGGAATGGCTCTCCGTGAACGAAGCGACGCAAAAATTGGTTGATCACGCCCTGCCTAAGCTGCACACCGATCCCGACAGCCGCAACCTGCCCAGCATCAGCTACCCGCAGATCGTAGGCTGGACGTTTCATATCGAGCCGGTCGAAGATTTTAATGCGGGGCGTGGCGGATGGTACGGCAGGGTGAGAAATGAAAGCGGCGACATATCTTTTGGCCCATCCACCTCGCACCGCGCCCGTACGTTCGTTGAGGCGTATCTCAAAGGTCATTCCATCGTCAGCGCCGACGCAGCGCGGTCGAAGGACGACTTCGTAAAGCTTCCGGGCGAGCGCTCGTGGCGTGATGAAGTTGCGGCTTGGGAAAAAGAAGAAGCCGAAGAAACTGATGCGGAAATCTAACGCACTGGTTGTCATTGTACAACTCTAAGTTGTATTAACTCTCAGGGTTACTTATGACGCCGGACGAACAGGAACAACAACTGAGGATCGACCTGATGACCATCCAGATCGAACGTCTGCGGCAAGAGATCAAGATGGAGAACCGGAAGTTCTACGTCCAGTTCACCCTTGCCGTCGCTGCGGCCTTCGCGGCTGGTGTCGCCTTCGCCCATTTCGTGCTTCATGGCTGATCATACATCCTTTGGGACATGATATCCCTTCTGTCCTGCTCGCCAGCTACGGTTCTTGTGGACGCTCTCGACTCGGACGTTGCCGGGGGTTCCTTTGCCGCCCGACGCCATCGGCTTAATGTGCGCGATATCTTCTCCCACAGGATTGCGGCCCAGCCTTCTGGTTTCGGCGGCTCTAGCTCGGTTCCGGTCTTCGCGATGCGCAATTTGCGCGGGGGTGTCTTCATACTTGGCTTCCTTTTTATAGTCGCGTTTGTCAGGCGGGTTCTTGCTGGTCATAACTAACTCCAAGAGTTACTTAGATCGAGTTACTTGTATCGAGTGACTTACTGATACACCTGCTCACGCTCTTGCAGCAACGCCCTGTTCTTCGGCGTCACCGGCACGCCCAAAATTGTCTGTTTGGCTTTCTGTTTTGCTGCCTGCTTGGCTTTAAGCTGTTCGCTCTTGGTTGTTTTTTGATCTTGTATATCGGCTTTCGCCGCTTCCGCGCCAGCCTCGATGCGCTGCTGCTGCAAGGTGCCGAACCCAAGCATCCGCCATGCCGCATCTTCGTAGCTGGCAGGGGTGATCTGCCCGCCGGTAGCCGTCGTCTTGCCCTGTTGCGCCAAGCCAAGCGCCTTGACGAAATCAGGTACGACACGAGGGAGCGGAAGCTTGCTCAGCGCCGTCCCGGCATCTCCGTGCGCGGCAGCGATCAGTCCTGAACCTGTATCATAGAGCGTAGACCCGGCTGCGCCGAACACTTGGTTCGCCATATAGGACTTCCAGTCGTTGCCGCGCGGCTCCCCGAACGCAGCGTCCAAGTCATAAGAGAACATGTTGGACACGTCGGGGACATGCGGCACCGCAGAGAGCGCGCCGTCCATCAGCATGTTCGCGCCGGTCGGGCCAACCAAGCTCGCCGCGTACCGGCGCATCCGGTCATCGATCTGCGACGGTGTGGGCGTAATCCCCAGCGCCATGCCCAGCAAGCCAAGCGGCTTGAGTAGCCCGATAGGCAACCCATGCACGCCCGCCATGGTGAACCCGCTGGCGACCTGATGGGCGAACGACTTCCATGCTTCCCGTTTGACTTCGGGAGTTTCGCCCTTGAACCCGTTGTACACATTGCGCGACATCAACTCTATTTGTCGTAGTGGGAACTGCTTGAACTGCATGAACATCCGCGCCAGCGGATTCTTCATCGCCGACGCCACGTCCATCGAAGAATGCACACCCACCGTGTCCTGCACGGTGTCCTTGGCGTACCTGATGGATTTCTCGAACGAGCTTCCCTTGGCCCGCTCCGCCCGGAAGGCGGTAAGATACACAACGGCGCGGTTCTGCGCGTCTTGCGCCGACGATAATTGTTTAACCAATGCATCGACTTTCTTCAAGCCGCTCGCTCCGTAGAACTCATCGCCGAAGCCGCTATGTAACTCTCCAGAGTTAAGTCCCTCGGTCATCGCTTTTATTTCTTCAGGGTCCGTCAGCCGCCCGATCATGTCCTTAGTCACGTCCGGCGTGGCCGCTAACTGCGCCGCCTTCTCCGGGTCTTTGCCGAATATCGAGCGCGCTTGATTGAATGTCGCCTTCACGCCTTCCTTAGCACCGGAAAAATCGCCGCCCATATCCTTGGCGGCTCGATGCAGCATACCATAAATTTTAGCACCATGCCGTCCAGCCATCTGCGGCGCGGAGTAAGCGTAAGGATGGGTCTGCATCATCATTAGATGCCGTGGCCCTACCAGCCAGCGCATGTAGGCCATCATCTGCAAACGATTAACCCACGGCGCATTCTTGGCCGACATGTCATTCGGGTTGCGGTACACCCGCTCGCGTATTTCATTCGCCACGGCGCTGCTAAGATTACCGCTGTCAGTGTAGCGGTTGGCGTCATCCTTGTCTTCCAGCCGCTTCATCAGCGCATCCATCCGGCCTGCGTACTGCTTGTTGACGATATGCCGGTTGACAGTATTAGAGTAGGAGCGCAACGCATCGGCGGAATTGTATTTCGCTCCCGCGATGTTGCGCCGCTCCATCATATGGCTTTGATAACCGCTGCGCGACACCAGCCCGTAGGCTCGCGCTGCGTCAATCATGCCACGTTTCTGAGCATTGCTCAAGTCGGTGCGATCACTGATCCGCCGCTCCATCGCCTGCCCGGCGTCAGTGTTGATCCGTCCCCAGTTCCCCTCCATGCGCTTGTCCAGCACATCGGAGACGCTGTGCAAGCCGTTGTCGATCAGCTTCTGCCGCGCCCGCTTGGCGTCGGCATAGGAATCGTGGGCTTCATAGTGTTCGTTCTGCAACGTCGTCTGATACCGCTTCTCATCATGCTCAACCGCTGACGCCTTGACGATCTTGCCGGTCGTCGGATCGGTTATCTCGGTGACGTAGTGGCCCGGCTTGTTAGGGTCGTCAAAGTAATATTTTATCTTGGTGGACCCATGCATGTCCGTGCCCGTCTCGTAGTCATGGGCCTCCTTGCGGGTGGCGAACTCACGCACGTTCTCTGGTAAGTTACTCCCAGAGTGATCAACCGCGCTGCCGCCCGCTGGCATGTGGTATTTCGCCAGCACGACATGATTGCCGTCGCGCACGCCGTTGAAATATACGTTCTTACCGCTCAGCTTACTCTGATCAGCCTGTATGCTGTCGTGCATGCCAAGGTTGTCGTAGTGCTCCTTGGCCTCGTCGGTCAGGTTGTTCTCCCTGATCATCTTCTCGGTTGACGCTCGTGTCTCCCCTGCCGGTAATGGGAAGTTGTCCAGCACCATGTCGATATGCTGGCCTGCTTCCTCCTTCGCCTTGTCAGCGTAGAAATTTCGCTTCTCGATATGGAAGTCCTGCAACTCCTTGGGCAGCGCATTGAACTGATCGTGGATGTCCTGCGCGTGAGCGTTGTGCCCCCAGTTGTCCATCGCCTTGTCGTGCAGGTTCCCTTTGATCTGAGCAGGCGTTTCTTCGGCGCGGACGTTGAACTTGGTCGCGTCATGTTCAAGCTTGCTGACTGCTTCTTGATGGTCTGGATACTTGTCGGCAAGGACATGCGCCCTTGAGATAATATCGGCGTCGTCGGTCGCACGCCTATTCAGTTCCGCCCCCTTGCGCCGACCTAGCGCCATTATGCCTTCGATGATATTGCCATGCGCGTCGGTGAACATCTTGCCGAACGAGCGCGACAACTCCACGCCGTTCATCCATCGTGGAAGTTTTCTCAGCGCGGCGGCAGCGAGATTATCTTTTGCGTCAAACGCCGCTCGCCCTACGCTCGCGCCCATATCCTGCAAGCGACCGGGCATGCGCTTCTCGTTGTCGTGCATCGCCTCCGGGTCTTCAATCGCCTGCCGCAGGATGCGCGGCCTGTCGATCTGCCTGCTCGCCATCCGGCCAGCGGCTTCCATCGCCATGCCCGCGCCGCGCGGATCGGTCCACATCGCATGCTCGGTCAGCGCCATCGCCGCTTCTATCGCGGACGTGTCGCGCGGGCCTAGCCCAAGAGCGCGGCGAATAACGCCAAGCGCGCCTTCCCACATCGTCGCCTTGCGCCAGCTAGGTATGCCGATGTCGCGCGCCAGCTTGTCGCTGATCTTCATGTTCTTGAGCGCTTCCTGCACGTGCTCGTTGGTCATCACGCCGGTTAGGAACTCGTGCGCGTCAGAGAACGCGTATTTAACCAGCGGATGAACCCGATCCGGCATATGATCAAGCGCTTCCCTCGCCAGACTTTGCAGGTGACCGTACAGCTCGTCGCTCTCCTCGATTGCACGCTGGGTGGCGGCGTGGAACGCCTCGTGCAGCACCGTGTCGTGCGATAAGTTATCCTCGTTGAGAACGATGTGCTTAGCCCCCTCGTTGCCGTCATAGAACCCGCGCGTATTCTTAGCTACCTGCTGCATGTCGCCGTGCGAGATGAAGTGCACCGGCGTGTCGCCAGCGATATGATCAACCGCGTCCACCAGCCTCTTCATCATCGGGCGCAACAGAACAGGATAGCGCTTGGGATCGAAGTGCTGGCGGATGATGTCGCTTACCGTGGTCGAGCGGTTGATCTTGACATCGACCGGGTTGCCGTGTTCGTCCGGCATCAGCATCCGGCGCGGCTGGCCCTCGGGAGTGTAGCGCTCGTCCCACGCCTTCTCCAATTCCGGCATTTCCTGCCGACTGACGAGCTGACGCTTGGTCCCTAGCTGGATCGGACCCTCGACCCTTGGACGCATGCCGGACAGCGCGCCGCGTCTGGTCGCTGCTACGACTGGTCTTGCTTGTCGCTCTTCCGGCTCCCCTTGCGCTCTTTCTTCAGGCGCACCCTCTCCTTCTTCTTTCGGCGTTTCTTCTCCTTCTCGTCCGGTAATCTCGTCAGGTATCTCTTTCGTTGCACCTGCTTCACGAGTCCCAATCGCACTGGCTTCCGCTCCTTCGGCGCGCCGCACCGCCCGCCACTGATCAAGATCGCCCTTGCGCAACATGGCTTCTCTATCTAGGAACGCTCCTAAGTGCTGTAAACGGTCGTCAGGGTATTGCTTCGTGCGGCTCACGAAGTCACGCGCCTCCATCAGCATCGCCATACCGGGAGAATGGTGCTCCGCCGCTTCCCTCGGGATCGTCAAGCCCTGCTCCTTGGCGTCGCGCACCATCGCCTGCGCGCGGGCGAACGTCTGCCCGTGCGGCTCAGCGCCCTCGGGCGAGTATTCGGCGGCGATCCGGTCGGCGGCAGCGTTATCGCCCGCCTTCCGCGCAAGCTCTTCTTCTCCCGCCTTGCGGCCCTCTTGCGGACGTTCGATCTCAGGCACGTAGCGACGCGGCTTCTTTTCCTTGCCGCCGGTCGCCGCCTCGCGCTCGCGCTGTCGCTGCTTCAATTGCTCCTGCACCGTGCGCTGCAACTCAGTGTCGGCGGTCGCACGGATGGCGGGAGCTTCTGGCGACAGGTCGGCAAGCACCCGCCCCGGCTGGGCGCGAGCCGCCAACTGCGCGTTCATCTCGGCTTTGACGCGGGCCAGTTCCGGGTCGGTCTCGGCGGTGCGGACGGCAGGGGGAGTAACTCTGGGAGTAACCTCGGGTGTCTCAACTTCCGGCGCGCCCCCTGCCGCCGCCATCCGCTCCCTAGGCGCCTGATCGACCGGCTCGACGCCGACCACGTTGCCGGGGGTTTTCGCCGCCTCAAGCTCAGCGGCTTGCGTAGGCGCAGTCGCAGTGGTCCCCGCCGCCGACTTGACCTCGGTCCCTTGTGGGGTCCGCTCCACGACGGCGGCGGGTTGCCCTCTGCCTGCCACAGCATCTTGGATCGCCTCGTCCTTGGAGGTCGATCCCATCTGAAGAAGCTCGTTCAGGCGGTCGTTCTTCACCGCCGATATAATTTTTTCCTTGGACAGCCCGCCCTTGTCGTACCGATACTGGGCCATCCGCCCGTCCGGCAGCTTGAGCGTGGCGAACGGCCCCTTCGGCAAGGGGAACGGCTCCATGCCGGGGTTGTAGACCATTAACTTACGCGGGCTGTCCGAGTCCACCAGATCAGCGTGCTGCTGGCGAAGGGTCTCCTCGCTTTCGGGAACGATCTGTTCCGGCTCGGGCAAGCGTGCGGGCGGCTCGGCGGGAGCAGTGGGAGGGGCGGCTTCTTTCGAAGTAACCTCGGGAGTGACTTGCGGCGCAGGCTGCTCGGGCGGCCTGACGGCTTCGGGCGCGGGCACGGGGGCGGGGGCCTCGGCAGGCGACGGCTCGTGGGCGGTGACGCTCCAGCCGGTGGCGTCCGGCGCGGGAAACTGCTCGGTCGCCCCGGCGACCAGCGTCGGATCGTCGGTCGGCTTGGCTGGCGGCGCTGGCCCTTTGGCGTCTGGCTCGGCTTCCGCACCGCCTCCCGGCGCACGTGGCTTCGCTTCTGCCGCTGCTTGCTCGGGCGTCCTGCGGCCAACGCTTGCTTCGCCGCCCGTCTGGGTCTTCGCCTGCCCCTCGCCGCGCGGCTTGCTGACAACATCATGCAAGCCATGCGCTATCAAATGGGGCGCGCCGAACACAGCGCCGAACTCAGCCCCGGAGACGCCAGCGCCAGTGATCGCGCCGACATCGAGATCAGTGCGCTTGCCCGCTGCTTGCTCAGCCTTCTGACCGGCGTATTCTTCTGCCGCGCTGCCTGCGCCGAACACAACCGAGTCGCCGCTTAGTCCTAAAGCCCTCCCTACGATGGGACTAACAGCTTTCTTGGCTACGGCGGCGCTCGCCAGCCCGCTTGTGAACTCCATTCCCAAGCCTTGAGCAGCGCCCAGCGCCGTCGCCACAGTCAGTTGATCGCTGGTCGGCTCGATCCCCTGCGCCTTAAGCCGGTTGTAGACATCGCCGCGCGTCTGCGCCGCGCCAACCGCCGCCATGGCGGCGGGGGCGAGTGGCCCGGTGGTGGCTGCGGCGGCATAGGGGGCCATGCCGGGAAGCTGTTCCGCTGCCCACAGCATGGGATGCCCCAGACCCGGCTGAGCGGTCGGCGTGGCGGCGGCGCGGCTTTCTTCCGCCTCCGCCTGTTGCTGCTCCACCATACGGTGGAACATCTCCTCGCTCTCAGGTCCGGGGGCGATAGACGCCGCGAACCCTGCGGCGGTCGCGCCCAGCTCATGCCCGCCAGCCGCCGCATAATGCCCGACATCGCTCAACGTCGCAGGGGCGGCAGGGATGCCCGAAAGCCCAGTTCCTACCGCCGCGTCAGAGGGCGCACGCGCTGCATCCTCGTCAAAGCTCGAAAAATGCGCAGGCAGGGGCGTTTCGTCAAACGACGAGAAATGAGAAGGTAAAAGTTGGTCGTCGGCCACAAGTAACTCTAAGGGTTAAAACGGCGGTTGTGATGTCGTAGCTGCGGCGGGATCAATCCCACCACTGCCATAAGTGCTAGCGCCCAGCAATTCTGGCAGGCCGCGCGTGCGTATCTGCTGGCCAAGTTTCTCCTGCTGTTGCCGAGAATATTGATAGCGCAGATTCTTAAGATTGTTAAGATCGCCCTGCGGCAGCCTGATGCTGACATGATTGCCCGAATTATCCTCCACGGTTAAATCAAAGCGAGTAACGCCATGTTGCGGCGTTGGCCTGCCGTCCGCATCCACCGATTCCGCCGACGCAGTGAAGTGTTGGCCGGTGATGAAACTCTGGATCGCCGAGCCGACTTCTTCCGGGCTGGTGTTGCGGGAATGCTTGACGCCGTTCCACCAAGCGCTCGACAGCAAGTTCTGCGTATTGGCGTCAACCCCGCTCCTCTTCAGATCATTCATCGCCGTCGTTCGATCCGTATTTTCTGGAAGGTCAGGATTGAACGCCCGCGCCACGGCAACATAGGGGTCGTAGGTCTTTCCCTCGCCCATCAAGCTATTCATCTCCTGATCCGAACGCGGAGCGCCACCAGCGAGATTAGCTTTGAACACCGTGTGGCTCTTATCAAGCGCGTCCCTCTGCTGGTTAAGCCGCGCGTCCCGCCCCATCTGAATATCGGCGCTTGTACGCCGCATGCCCTCCTGCTGTGCGAATGTCGCCTGCTGCCGCCGCACTGACAGCCGGTCGGCAATATCCTTGTTGGCAGCGTCAATATCCTGCCGTATCTGCGCCGTGCGGTCACGCTCCCACCCCTGCCGATCTTTAATGCTATTCTGGTAAGCGACTTCCATCGCATGCTTGCCAGCAGCGTTCAGACGTGTGTATTCCGGCGTCTGCTCTGGCGGACGCATTACTGACGGCGCGCCCTTTAACTGGCCTTTATCATCGTAATATTGCGCTCGCACTCTTTCCACTGCCGCAGCGCGCTGTTGATCCTCTATCCGGTCAAAATCCACATTCTGAACGTCTGACGCAGGAATATCAGCAGGGGAGGTTGGAGGCGGCGGAAGCGCGCCGCCATGCCCGGTCGGGCCGCGCGCCATTCTGCTGCTGTCCGATGTAGGAGACGGCGCGTGCTGCGGCGCTGCGCCACCAGCGTCTGCGGTCGGTTGCCCGGAGGTGCCGCCAGCGGCAGACGTAGCCGCAGGGACGGCAGGGGAGGGCGGCGCAGTCGATTGCTCAGGAGACGTTGCCGCCGCAGTCGTCGTTGGCGGTCTATCTCCCGGTCCCGGCAGAGCGGGTGTCGTCGGCTGATCCGGGCGCATACCCCTTAAAACCGATGTCTCAGTCTCAGTCTCACGATCAGCGGCTGCCTGCTTACGTGCGTCAGCTTCTTCCTGTTTCTGTATCTGGTAATCATAGTTCCGCTGTGCGCGGCGGTCACTCTCATTCGCTTGCGCCGTCCGCACCCGGTTGCCGTAGTTGGGGTCATACCGCCCCGCCGCCGTCTCGTAGGCGTGCCAGCCCAGCGATCCGTTCTTGATGCCGGTCACAGCGCTTAAAATCTGTTGCGGGCCAAGCACAGTGCTCCATAGCTGCTTACCGGCGAGGTTCTGCCCGTTCAGGGTAATCGATTGCCCGTCGGGGTTAACCGTTGCATTCATCAACGTGCCATCGGCAATTTGCTCTTTCGCAGCATTTATCATATCAGCCGTCGCAGGCAGATTGCCTTGATTGAAATATTGCAGAGCCCGGTCGCCGTATTGTTGCGACATCATGACACTGCGTTGCAGCATCGCCGCCGCCGTGCGAGCGGCCCCTTCCGAATCGCCATGATTCAACTGATACCGATATGCGCCCTCCAACCCGGCGAGATTACGCATGTCGCCGCTAAGTTGATGGTCGGGATCGTATAGCTCGCCCACCTGCGAATGGCTTGGATTGTCCCCGCCATCCACCAGCCTGCCTTGCGCCAAATTGCTGCGATTCTGCTGAACCTCCGGTGTGGCGGCGATAGCGCCATGGGAGTCGCCGCCCAACCCGACCATGCCTGCGATATAATGCAATCCGTCGCCAATCGCGCCAATCACTCCCTTGGAGGGATTGCCGTCGTTATCGCGCATCTGCGGCATGCTGTCTGGCGTATTCGCGGGCTTGGTATTAAAGTCGTAGCTCATCGCTTCAGGCGATGGCCCGGTCGCTTCCTGACCGCCGCCGCCCGCCATCTGGCTATCCCTCATCTCCGACTGGTAATCCATATTTTCCATCTGCGCGAAATCGGCGTCGGCGCTAACATCACCGCCTTCTTGAAAGCGCACGACGCCACGAACGCTTCCACCCTGCATCATCGGCATGGCAGGAATTGCGCCCGCGACATAAGTCGGCGCGCTCGATTGCGTCACCCCCTTGCCGACTGGCGCGCCAGCCGCCGCGTAGGTTGACGGATTGTAGTAGACCGGCGGAACAGGCTGCGCGCCGCCGCCCGCCAGACCGGGCGGCGGTCCCAGCGGCGCAGCGCCGGGATCGGCTATGCCGCCGTCTTGAAACCGGGTCGCGCCGCCGCGCCGGAACTTGGCGGTCGTCGTGCCATAGACCGGAGCCGCCATCGGAACGCCGGGGATCGCTGGCCCGCCTGCGTCGTAGCCCATATCGGTTGACACAGCGCCAGCCTCGTCAACGTTATAATTGACGCCGCCTTGGTTCTGAGTGTTGGTGAAATTCGTTGAACCTGTGTCAGAAGAGCTAATCGCTGGCGAAGTCGGCGTCACGAGATTAGGCAGGTTGAACGCGCCGGTCGTCGTGCCGGTCGTCGTTTTGTCGATGCCGGTGACGGATTTCGGCGCGCCAGTGCTGGCGTCGCCAGCAGGATTGACGGCGGTCGCCACGCCGATTGGCGGCGGCACGGTTGTTGGGGCAGCGACCTGCTTGGCGGGAGCCGCAGCCGCAGGAGCGGCGGCAGGCGCGGCGGCGGGCGCAGCGGGCGGCGGGGTGTAAATGCTGTAGTATGGGGTGCCGCTAAAGGTATTGATTGGCGTTCGCGAGCCCCAGCCTCCACCACTAGGCATGGAGCCGCCGCCAACCTGTTCCTGCATAACACTGCCAACAGGCGCATAGCTGGGATTGGCTGTGTACCAGTCAGACATATTTTGCGCGGTAAGCGCTCCCTGATTGCCGCCCGTATACTTGGCTGCGGCTTGCTGTAGCGGACTTTGCTGCCCAGCCTGTAGATAATATGGCTCATAAGACATGCCCGCTGGCAAGTACGATGTAAACATCGGCGTGCCGCCCGCTGTCATCGGTGTGCCGCTAGGAGAAGTATATCCTCCACCGGCGAAGCCCATCACCGGATTGGCGGGGATCGCTCCGCCCGCAGCGTAACGCCGTATCGGTCCACCCCTGCGAGCAAACACTGGAGCGACATCGCCAGAAGGCGTAAAGTCTACATTCGCCGCCATGTCGTCGGGCAGACGCGACGGCAGGGGAGAAGACGGCGCTGAACTGGTTGGCTGCGGCGGGGGAGGGGCGGAAGCCGCTCCCGGAGTTACATCCTTCTGCACGGGCGGGTTAGGCCCCCAGTTGCCTACGGTGATCCACGGCGTGCTGCCGGGTCCACGCTCGGCGGTCCCGTACTGGATCATCCGGGGATCGCTGGTTGGCTGCGCTGGAATAGCGCCGCGCGTCGGCCTCTCAGCGGATGCAGACGTGGCGTCTGGCGCTGGCTTGTTCGCCGCCTCTTTCGTGCGGGCGATGATCGATGGGTCGTCTGGATGCTCCACCGATGTAGGCGCAGGCATGCCGGTCGGCGTCGATGACGCCGGGTTGTCCCACAGCGCAGCGGGCAACAGCCGCTCGTCAGCACGCCCGCCCGCCAGCGGCGTGGTGATGTCCGCGCCAGAGCCGCGCGTCGTCGGCGGAGGAGGCGCGGATGACGGTGTAGGGCCGACGTTCGGCGGCGCGCCGGTGCGCTGCGGCGGACCCATCGGGGCCGCCTGCGGGCGGTCTGTCTGCGCTGGAACGGTTGGTCCGGGCGGTATTGCGCCAATTGGCTTGGCGTCCCTGAATGGCGGAGCAGGACTATCCCGATCCATTTCCGCTGGCGTTCTAGCGTCTCTCGGCGGGCCGTAGTTGGTGGAGTGACCGCCGTACGGTTCATCCTGCCAGTTCGTATCGAGCGGCGCGTCTGCGTCGCCGGGTATTTTAAACCTACCGCCCGGAGACGCCGTTGTCGCTTCTACCGCCATTGCCGCTCTGGTTGGCTTGTCTACGTCCGCGTGCGCCACCGCTGGCCCGCCGGGTCCGCTGTTCTCGGCGGTCTGTCCGGACTTAAGCTCGAAATGCGGCGCGTCCTTATTCTTCCAGTCGCTCCCAGAGTTGATCTTGACGCCAGCCTTGGACGCCGCCTTCTTCACCGCGTCGTTGATCGCGCCCTGCTTGTCGGGATCGAAGACGACATGCCCGTCCGCATCGAGCGGCCACAGGTCAACCGCCTTGCCCGACATGTGGACAGCCGCGTCGCCGCCGTCCTTGGAGCCGACGTTCGACCATCCCCATGATTTCGCCTTGTCCTGATCGGCGGCGGATCGCTTGCCGTTGCCGATGACAAAGTGCAAGTCAGGGTTATCCTTGCGAACCTGATTGATGACCTTCTGCATGGAAGGATTAAGCTCGGCCAGCTTCTTCGGGTCGTTGCCAACCGGGTCGCTGTTCCACTCCTTGAAGTGGCTAAGTTGATCCTCGCCATGCTTGCCAATCGCCGGAACCTTGGAGTAAACATCATTCGGTCCCGTGTCCAATGGTTGATCACGCATGTAGCCATAATGCTGCATCGTCTTGTCTTCTGGATGATCCGCCACCGCAGCCGCTACTGCGTCACCTCCTCCGCCGCCATGAACAGTCTTATAGACGCTAGCTGTCGGCGTGCTGGCGAGCAGCACATCGGAACGTCCGCCGCTTTCCTTGTAGCCTTCCGCCCGCTCCATGTGCATGGCGGCATAGGAGCCTTCACTGGCAGTGCTGGCGTTCTTGAATTGCTCTTTCGCCCTGGCATTCTCAGGCCGGTCCAGATCGTCGCCAGCATAATATTTAAGCTGATCATCGAAATTGGCGTTACCTTTGATCGGCGGCAGGCGGTCTCCCAGCCACTGAGCAATGCCGAACGCTCCCGACTTCGGGTTAACCGATGTCGGCCCATCCGGCGCTTCCCGCGACATCCGGGCGACCGCGCCCGCCGCGCCATACTCGGAGAACTTCCCAGACTTCATAAGAACGTCATAGGCGTGCTGCTGCCGCTCTGGCGTCCACCACTTACCGGGTTCACCCCCGCCGCCACCGCCACCGCCACCGCCACCGCCAGTATAACCTCTCGCCGCTGCATCGGCGGCGGCGCGCGTCCCAGCATCCCAACCCTTACCTTTTCCCTCCATAGCCGCCCAATGTTCCTTCATCGCCTCCCAATGCTGCATCATCATGCCAAGACGCATCGAGGCCAGCAGCCCCTCGCTGAAGCCGCCCGCCAATGACCCCCAGTGTGAACCTCTACGGCCTGCCATTGTAACTCTCCGGGTTACTTACGCCATCGCAGGCATGGCCGCGACAGGGCGGCTAGGTATCGCGCCCATCATTGGCCGCATTGGTATTCCCATCGTCGCCGCCCCCGGTCCAGCGGCTGGGCGAGAAGTAAATGTTGGTTGCTGCGGGATGGCACCGGTTGGTTCTCCACCGATGTCGTCACGTTGGCTAAACTGTTGTTGCTCTTTCCTTGCTTTATCAATTTGCTGCACAAACGCCTTATGCCCAAGCCACGTCGCCACGTCCTTGGGGATCACAAACTCGTTGGCCGTCAGCATCGCGGGCACGTCGTCGGTCTGCTGACCCATGCTCGGGCTGGCGGTCGGCGGTATGCCGCCGCCCGGAGTGCCGCCCGGAGGAACTGGCTGCGACGGAATGCCGGTCTGCCCGCCGCCCTGCTGCGGCGTGAACTGCGGATCGGATGGCCCGCCCACGTCGCCGCCGTCCTGAAAACCGATAGGGCCGCCTTTGGCGTGCATGCCCATCCACGCCATGCCGGTCAAGCTGCCTAGCGCGGAGCCTAGCCCGCCCATCTCACTCGCGCCCGCCTGCGCAAACTCGGCTTGGCTCTGGTTGTAGCCGTTAACCGCATTGACGTAAGAGTTCATATTGTTCGCGCCAGCGTTGAACCACGCTGTCGGCGCAGTCATCGCTTGCGAGCCGGTAGCCAGATTTTGCTGCGCCGTGCCTGCCGCGCCAGCCGCCGCTCCGGTCGCCGCCTGCCCCGCGCTGGTGCCCGCGCCGGTCAGGCCTTGCACGGCATTGACGAGCCCCCTGCCGGTATTGACCGCGCCGCTCTCCAGCCCCATCTGCTGAAGTTTGAGATTCTGCTCCGCCGTCGTGCCTGCCGCCGCCTGCGCCGCGCCAAGCAACGGCTGGGCGGACGTGAACAGGCTGGCGTACCGCCCGGAGCCGGGATTAATGCCGTAGCCCTGCAACTGCTCGGCGGCGGCGTTGAGCTGCTGCTGGCCCGCCGATCCGACCGCGCCCATCGCCTGCCCGCGCTGAACCGCGATATTCTGCGGCGACGCCCAATTCTCGGCCTGCCCGACATAGGTCGCTTCGAGCGGCGCGTAAAGCTGCTGGTACTGCCCCCACTGCTGGGCGCTCTCCGCCTGCGACTGCGCCAGCGAAGCCTGCTGCTGCTGCGCCAGCGCCATCTGCTGCTTCTCGGACGCGTCCATGAGCGGCTGTTCTTGGTTCCAGACATCCTTCGTCCACTGAAGCTGCTGCTCGCCAAGGTTATACGCCTCCTGCGCCGCCTGCGCCGAAGCCATCGCCATCGCCATTCCGCTCGAATCGGCTGAACCTTTACCGCCGCCCATAAGTCACTCCGAGAGTTACTGCATCATCCCAACCGCTGACATAGCCGCCAGCGGCAGGTCAATCTGGTTGGTTCGTTCCGGCGGCGCATACTCGATGTAAGGCATTTTCATATTCAGCCACCGGCAGTCTTCCTTGCGCATCGACATCAGATACATGCCGTTCGGCCCCTCGGCATGGTTGAACACGTCGGCGGTCAGATACTCGATCTTGAAGCCTAGATGAAGGTTCAGATTGCGCGCCTGATAATTCCACTCGGGAACCATGCCGAACACCTTCTTAACGCCCAGTTGCACGAACGGATATTGGAACACCAGCCATATAAGAGGCCGCATGCCAGCCATGCCGCTGAACAAAGCCTGATGCATCATCACCGAGCCGCCCCAGTAATCGGTGAACAGCACCCCGCCCAGCAGCTTGTCGTCCCGGCTGTACTGCGCGATGCAATGATGCAAAATCGGGATAAATTGTATTCTCGCCGCCTTGGCGATAGCTTTAATGCTATGCACGTCATCGAAGCGGATCATTCCGGCACCCACACCCCATTCTGGCGTACATATTTCTTGCCGTCCATCGGCGCTTCCTCCGTCACGTTGGACGATCCCTGCGAATTGACCAGCCCCATCGTCTGCAAGTTGGCGCGGGTGACAAAAATCTGCGCCGCCGTCGATGGCGTGAAATTCGGATTGGGGTTCTGCGCATTGAGGATCAGCATCGTGATCGTCTGGCGCATGGCGTTGATCGTCGGCACGATGGTGTCAAGCGTCATCCCCGGCGCGGGGATCGAAGGGTAGATATTCGGCGCAGCCATTTTTCACCTATGCTGCACGCAGCTCGTGGACCGAACTCGCCACCTTGAAGAACTTCATCTGGATTTGCCCGGTAAAGAAGAACTCCCACTGCTCGGCCTTGAAGCCGCCCGTGATCAGGATGATCTCGCCGGATTTCTGCACCTCGCGCAGCACAACCTGCCTGCCGTCCGCGTAGACAGTGACAATCATGTACTGGGTCGCTGAATTGAATGTCTGAAGCGCGGTCTGATCCGTCACCCGCTGGCCCAGCGTCGCCGTAACCTCGGACGGCACGTCAAACAGCACCATGAACGCCTTGAACTGCTGCGGATGGGTGAACCGGAACTTCTTGGTCTTCCACTCCCACGTCCGCAGCGTCGGGCCATTCGGCGGGTTCCACTGCATGACCGTGCCGTCCTGCCGCAGGTCGAATATCTGCCCGGACAACTCGTCAGTCATCGCGTTGACGATATTGGAGGAGAAGTTGGTGTAGGAGAACAGCACGCTCTGCTCGACGTTGAGCAGGGTGAAGCCGCCATGATCGGGTACCGGGCTAGCGCCCTTGCTCTTGATGAACGTGACATAGGTCAGGCCGTACTTGGCCGACGCCCAGTTCTGCGGCGTCAGGGCGTAATGAAACTCCTTCTCCCAAATGTACTGCGTTATGTTCGTGGTGCCGCCGGTGTTGAGCAACTGAATGCCGTTGGGCGAAGCGTAATACGCGCCCTCGCCCGCGCTGACGATGGAGCCGCGCCCGATGCATGGCTCGTTGGCGGTGATCTTGCCGATGGTCATCGTGTCGGGGGTGACGCCGGTCGCGATGAACGGCGACCCCTGCGTCAGAATGTTCAACGATGTGCCATTAGCAGTAAGGCCAACAATAGGATAGTCCACGGTGAGCGCGTAAGCAGCAGGCCAAGAATGAGGCAGATACGGAGCGCTAAACCATACTTCACGCTGATTGGTGAACCCCGCTGCTATGCCGTTCGCCATCATCACCACGCCTTGCAGGCCAGCGGGGGGAGGCGAGTAGCCGATGGTGTTGAGCTGCTTGTTCGCCGCGACCACGCTGTCCGGCGCGCTGTCGTGGATGATCGTCGCGCCCGCGTAGTTGATCGGGACTTCGGTGACTTGGTAGTACGTCGCATTGCCGCTGGTGTCGGTCACCGTGCGGTAGAGCCGCCAGTGCCCATTGGCCGCGATTGAACGCCCGGTCAGGTCGGCGGCGGCTGGCTGCGGGATCGAGATCGTCCACGTGCCGGTGGACGCGCCGGTCGCCACCGTAGCGGCTGACGGAGGGCCTTCCTCGCCGAACTGCGACACGTAGGTGTAGACGTAAGCCCGCGTCTCGCCAGCGGTGGTAAATTGGATCATGTCGCCGTTGGCGACGCCCGCCCCGCCGATTGCGGCGTTCATCGTCACGGTGGTGGCCGTGACGCTGGCGACAGCGGCATTCTGCGGAATGCAGATATTGGCGAAGTGCAGCACGTCGCCGGTCAAGACGCCGACGGCGGTCGCCCCTTGGGACATCGTGACGCTGGTGGTGGTCAAGGACGCCACCGTCGCGCCGTAGGGCACCGCCGCCGCATTGGTGACATCAGTGATCGCCATCCCGACAAGAATACCGGTGGTGTTGCCGAGGTCCAGCACCGTGCCGCCCGGAGCCGTCGCCGACTGCGCCGACTGTTGCAGCGTCACCGCCGAACTATCGACAATCGTCATCCCGACCTGAATGCCGGAGGTCGATGCGAAGTGGAGAACCTGACCGCCCGCCGCCGACGCCGCGTTGGTCTGGTACTGCACGTTGGCGGGCGTCGCGGTGACGGTCGGCGGTCCCGCGCTCGGTTGCGGAACGCCAAGCGTGTACAGCGGCGGCATGGTCGGCGGGCTGGTGAACGATCCGAACTTGGGAGGCGGCGGCGTCGTTCCGGTAGGCCAGCTTGGGTTGCCGCCCGCAGAATTATACTGGTCGCTCGGAAAGAAGTAATATCGGTCCCACGTGTCGCCAACCGTAGGATTACGGATGGTCGTCATGTAGGGATCGGGATACTCCAGCCACATCGACCCCGCCGTGGTGAAGTCGGGCGGGTTGGCGTTGTTCAGCGGTATGCGGTAAATCTGCTGGGTGTCCGTATACTTGGTCGTGAACACCACCGCGCTCGCCCGGTAGCCGCGAAGCTCGCCCTGATAGAGCCAGCATGAGTCCGCATACTGCGCGTTGTTATCCGGCAGTAGGATCGGATCGCGCAGGGGGAGCATCCCGGCAAAGTCGGCAATCATCAGCGTCGCCATGTGAAATACCTAGTCACTCTGAGAGTGACTTGCCGCTGGCTGCGCGCCGCCCTTCTTGCTGAGCATCTGCTTGCCATAGTCCATCTCGGCGTCGGTGCGGCCAGTGTAATTTTTCAATGCTTCCTTGCCCGCCGCCATCTCGGCCTTGGTTACATCCGACATCGTGCTTTCGTCCGCTGGCGCGGCCATGTCGGGGCGCGGTCCTTGCGCCACGCCATGAATGTTCACACTCATGCCTTGGTCGGGCTGCGGCGATGAAGGTATGCCTTGCGACGCGGGCTTCGCGGGCGTTTGCGGCGTCGGAGCCTTCGGGGGAGTAGCCATCACTTGGTTCCTTTCTTGGTCGCCACGCCGCCGGTGGGCGGGGGTGTAGGCGCTGATGCGGGCGTCGGTCGGTTGCCTGCCGATAACCATTGTTTATATTCCTGATAGTCACGGTTGCCGTCGTCGAACGGAATGTACGCTTGATCCTCGTCACGCAGGACCATCGTCTCGCTGATTTGGTTCTGCATTGCGTCCCATACCTGCGTGTAGGTCATGATCAAAGCTCCGCGCTTGCCGCAACATTGGAGGAGAAATAGCCAGCGGATGAGGTTGCGTTTGCGCTCCTCGTCTCAATCACACCGTCTGGGCCAACGCCAAATATTGAGCCTACCGCATTGGCGAAACCAGTATTCGAGCCCGCCGGTGTTAATGTCACACTGGGCGATGCCCTCATCCGCACTTTGAACAAGCAAACACCTTGATAAGCACTTCCACTGGTTACGGAGCCATTGAAGAAAACAGCTCCAGGGGCGTTGCCGGTGCTTTGATAGTAATATCGCTGACAAAACGTCGTCTCGGTCTCGATAGGCCTTAGCTCTGGCGGCGGCGGGTTAGCGCACAGGCCCACGGGGAGGTTGGGCGTAGCGCGAAGGTCAGCTTCGGCGATCCGCACCGACGCCGTTGTCAACGCCCCGAAGCCAAGCTCGACGTGAAGACCGAGACTGGCGCTCGCTTGCGGGACGGTGAAAGTGTAGGCGACGCGGGTCCATGCGCCAGCGGGGCAAGACTGCAAGTTCACCGGCCCGACATCGACTGGAGCCGACGTTGGCGGACTAGGCCATGTGTCCTGCGTCGATGGATGCCGTGCGGTCAGCGTCGGCGTGATCGAAGCGGCGGTGGCGTTGTAGATTTGCGCTTGAAACGTCACCGACGCGACACCGAGAGCCGCCGAAACGAAGCTCTCGATTTTGTGCAGAACCGTCATCGCCGTGACGCCCGCCACGCCGTTGACTTGCAAGCTGTAAAGCGTCGGCCCTCGCCCGGCGGCTTGCAGCGCTGTCGAAGCGCCGCCGCTGGATATGACCCACCAACCATCAGCGGTGTTGTTTCCTCCCGTTCCTGGCCCGATGGCGATGCTCGTTCCCCGCTGCCAAACATCCATCGTTCCGTTGCGCAGCTTGTTGACGAAGCCGCCGTAGTTTGAATATTGCGCCGACGCCACGCCAGCATCGACATACTGCTTGGTCGCCGAGTCCAGCGCGGCGGTCGGATCGGCGGCAAGCAACAGCTCGCCGGTCATCGTCCCGCCGCTGAGCGGCAGGAATCCGGAACCGGAAGTGGAAGCGGGCGTCCACTTCGCCCCATCCCAAATCCAGACGCGCCCGCCCGAAGTGAACGTCTGATTGAGCGCTGGGCTGTTAGGGAAGTCGATGGCCATCGCTAAAGCTCCGCGCTAAGCATGGTTTTACCTCATTCGACGCGCATTGATGGTCGCGACGTAGCTGCAAGTGCCAGACGCAAAGACCGCACCCCCGGTAACCAAAATCCCCTGATTGGCTGTCAGATTAAACCGTTGACGGAACAAGGGCATGCTCCACGATCCCATGATCGCGCTCCCCAACGTCAGCTGCGTTGTATAGGTGCCATAAGCGCCGCTCGTCGTGGAAAGGCTGGCCGCGTAGAAGGTCACATTGTTGGCGGACGGCGTATAGCTGACGATGCCCCACACCTCCCAATCGCCCGGCGACAGCGTGAACGAAGTCAGGTTGCCGATGGCGTTGGACGGTATCGAGCCGCTGTTAGCGTTGCTGACAAACTCGCCTATCGTTCCCGCAGCGGAGGTTGAACCGTTGGTCAACCCCGTCCAATTGGCGGAGAACGGAAGAACCGGAAAGCCGGTAAAGGTCGGACTAGCCAGCGGCGCATAGGTTGCCAACGCCGCCGTGGTGGCATAGCCAGAGATGCTCGCCCCCGCCGGAATGGTTACAGTCCCGGTGAAGGTCGGACTGGCCAGCGGCGCATAGCCTGCGGCCGTCATCTGCTGCAACGTCACCGGCTGCAAATTCGCAGTGGCGTTGCCCGCGAGCGTCAACGGCCCGAGAAGATTTCCGCCGCCGATCGGCAGGTAGGCCCCGAGCATATTGACCGCGATCACCCACTGCGACGAGTTGCCGTCGTTATAGTAGACGTAAAGCTGCGCCGCCGTGCTGTCGTACCACAAGCCGCCCGGTTGCGGATTTGACGGCGCGGTGTCGCTGACTGTGACCGAGCCGCCGATCTGCGTCCATTGGGCCGCGTTGAACGCCCCAGCCGCCGCCGCCTGCGTCGCCCGGTACAAGAGACCGGCTTGGATGACGTGATCGCCTATGACGTAGTTCGCCGCCGAGGAGAAGAACCGGACGCCAACCAAGTCCTGCGCGGCGTTTGACGCATTGATCACGCCGATCTGGCTGTCCGCCCAGTTGGTGTAAAGCTCGCCCGGTTGCCGCCCGGTCGGGCGGTTCCCCGGCACGCTGGAACGTAAAGTCTGAACACGATTGGGCAATGTTGCCTCCTAGTAAACCCCGCAGTCGATGGTCATGTTGGCGGGCGTATCTACGTATTGCTTGGTCGCCGCCCCTAGGGCGGTTGTAGGGTCGGCGCTCAGGATTAACGGCCCGGTCAGCGTGCCGCCGCTCAACGCCAGATAGCCTGCGACGACCGCGCCCGCCGGAATGGTGACGGTCCCGGTAAAGGTCGGATTGTTGATCGGCGCGAAGCTGGCGGACACGAACTGGGTCGTTGCAAGCTGCGCCGTGTTGGTTCCCGGCGCGGCGGTCGGCGCGGTCGGCGTCCCGATCAGCGCTGGCGAATTGAGAAGCGCGTAAGGCGCGAGCGACGCGCTCCAGTCGGTGATATCGGTATGAGTCAGCGTCACCGCGCCGGTTCGCCCCGCCACCGACTGCACGGGCGCGGCGGCTACCGCCTGCGCCGTGTTGATGTAACCCGCAGGGTTACTTGCGGCGTAACGCGACGTGTCGGAGGGGTGAACGTGATCGCCGCGCGCATAAAGCACACTCGTCCCGGCTACCGCCGTCCCATCCATCAGCGGAATAAGCGAAGTTGGAGTTGGCGTGCGCGCTTGAAAATACTGTAATGTCACCGGCTGCATCGCTGCGGCCGGGTCCGCCGACAACGTGGTGACACCGTTGATCGTCAAGTTGCCGTTGAGCGTGCCGCCAGTCTGCCATGCCGCCTGCCCGCGCATGTAGACGTAGGCGTTGTTCGGCGCGTCCGTCATGCCGCCGGACGGCGAGACGATCCAGCCGTTGTTCGACCGGCACCAAGCCTGACCGTCCGCTGGCGCGTCCAACGTTATGGGAGTGCGTCCGTCCACATATAACTTAGTAGTCGCCTGCAACGGCGCACCCGGTGCGCCGGAGAGATTAAGCGCGCCGGTCAGCGTGCCGCCTGCCAGCGGGAGGTAGCTGCTCATCGCCCCGGTGATGCTGAGATAATTATTATCGACATACTGCTTGGTCGCCGCCTGCAACGGTGAGATCGGGTCGTAAGGAAGCGCCACCTGCGCGCCAAACGTCGTCACGCCGGTGATCGTGGCGCTGCCGCCGACACTCAGCGATCCGTTCGCCGCAAGGTTGCCCTGCACCGCCAGCGCGCCGGTCAGCACGCCGCCGCTCGACCATGCGTTATATTTACGCAGATAGACATTGCCGTCATTCGGCGCGTCAGTAGTGATGGTCGATCCCGGCACCAGCGTCCATGCGCCATTCTGCCGTCCGTAGAGCTGCCCATTGCTCGGCGCGTCGGTCCCAATGGCGGCGGACGGAGCCAGCGCCCACCCGCCGTTCTGGCGGGCGTAAAGCTGCCCGTTGCTCGGCGCATCGCTTTGCAGCGCTTCAACTACCCATGCGCCGTTCCTGCGCCCGAAGGTCTGCCCGCTGCTCGGCGCGTCCGTTTGCAGCGGATCAGCCACCCAGTGCCCGTTGTAGCGGATGTAATTTATGCTATTACTCGGCGCGTCAGTCACGTAGCCCGCCGCCGCCATCGTCTCCCAGAAGAAGCTCGTCCCGTCGGTCACCCACTCGGAGAGCGTCGCGGTGCTCGGATTATACCACTGATCCATGACATTCGGGTTGGCGGGCGCGGCGTTGCCCCAGAAGTACCGTGTCCCGGTGTTAACGTACGCCTGAGTGCCGACCGGCAACTGGCTGTAAAGCGATGGGACCGGGTTGATCAGCGCACACTCGCAGGCGTTCGATGACGGCACGTTGACCGTCAGCACGTCGTTACGGGTGCCGCTCGGCGACAACTGCGCCGTGATCGTGATGTTGTACTGCTGCCCTTCGATGCCGCCGCTCACCAGAAAAGTCAGCAAGTCACTCGTGGAGTTAAGCGTGGGGTAGGCGACGACCAGATCGGGGTTGCTCGACACATCCACCGCGAACGTGTAGCCGGTGATCGTGGTCGCGGGCGTGACCTTGCTGTAATCCAGCACGATCAGCGTCTGCTCGCCGATGTCCTTGACCAGCGGGCCAAGCGTGTTCGTCGGCCCAGCGAAGAAATACGCCGAGTTGGTGTTAATGACGCTGGAAGGAAGCGCGAAACCCATAACTGCTCCTTATGTTGGCGGTGCGAACCACAGCATGAAGATAACGCTGTCCGCGCTCGGCGCTTGCCCGAAGATAATCTGGTTGCCCGACGCTTGATACTGGGTCACCGGCTGCTGCCATACGCCGTCAACCGAAACGAACAGCGAGGTGCTGCCGACGATATTCACCGTCAGACCGGACACAGTAAGCGTGAATGTCGTCGCTACACCATCAGGGAAGATCGGCTGCATCTGGATGATGTTGCTCGCGCCGCCGCCTCCCCCACTTCCGCCGCCTGTCCCAGCCTCCACCCACTCGGTCGTCAGCCCGGTCGAAACATAATCATACACGTTGCCGTTGGTTGTATTGTAGTAACGATCAAGCACGTTCGCGCCGACCGGAGGGGTGGCGCTGACGAAGAACCGTGGCGCGGTGTTGGTAATAATCGAGCCATCGTTGCTGACCGCGCCATTCGTGGGAGCGGACGGCTGCACGCCCGCGCAGCCGCTTCCTGCACAATCTGCATCGCCCAGCACGTTGACATACAGCATATCGGTGCGGATTTCCATATCCGCCTGCGTCGCCACCACCTTGACCGTGTATTGGACGCCGCTCACCCCGCCCTTTACATAAAAAGTCAGCGACGTGGCGGGCGAGCCGAGCGTGCTGCCGTCGATCCACAATTGCGGCTCACCGCCCGGCTCAACCCTAAACGAGTAACCCGTGAGAGTTACACTCGGGATAAGCTGGCTGTAGTCCACCGTGACCATGACCCGGCTGTCCACGCCCTTGTCAACGTCGCCGAGAACATGCGTCGTATCGGCGGTGAACGCCGTCGGGTTGGCCTGCTGGCCGGGGATCGGATAAGCGTAATAATTCATATCATATATCCCTTATGTATATCCAGTGAAACTACCAAAATATCTAAAGCGTGAGTTCCAACCTTGGGGGAACGCCCAACGCTGTCCGTCGTAAACGAACATGTTGCGCACTTCCTTGCGCGCCAGCCCAACCCCCTCGTTGAACTTGCGCCCGTGGAACTGCGCCCCCTGCAACGACGAGTACGGCTTGGCGGGCTGGGTCATCAGACGCGCCAGCACCCCGCTGCCGATATAGTCCATCCATTTTTCCAGCATGTAGTCGGGCGGGGTCACGAAGCCCTGATCGTCGGTCGGGTCGCAGGTGTTGAGCGCCAGCGTCGCGATCCACATTTCGTTGCAGCCGGGATTATGCTCGATCCGCAACGTAGGGCACTTCGAACCGGCGTTCAAAAGCACCCCCGCGCGCCTGACCCTGAACAGAGGGTTTTGAGCCTCGACGTAGGATTGATCCTCGCCCTGCGTCACCGGGAGGTACTGGGGTGGGCAGGTTGGAAGATACTCAGGAGGCCACGGCCCATCAGGCGGCGGGGGTGAGCGTGGCCGTTCCAACGACATGAGACGGTTAACGACCACATTCTGCCCCGTCTCAAGCTGGTAATCGTTCGTGGACGGTTCGATCCATACCGGAAGCTCAAGCAGCCACGCGTCCGAACGCTGAAAGAACTCCTTCATTGCGTCGTAAATCGTCGCCCGCACCACGCCGTCCAGCGCGCCCGGAGCGTTCATCCGAACCCGGTCAACCAAGCGCGCCATGTTGGTCGTGGTCATGCTTTATCACGCCACCGATGTTGTCATGAGTTGGCCTTGAAACTTAGCGAGGAACGCCTGCGCCCGTTGATCTTGGGTATCCGCCATGTCGAAGAACTGCAAGAAGCCGTCCATGTACCATATCACCGGGCCGAAGTACTTCGACGGGATCGGCACCATCGTACCGGCAGTGGGGATGTAGGTGACGCCATCGGGCTGAAAGGCGATATCCGCCGTGCTGTAGTCGGGCGGCGCGCCATCGTCGATATCGCCCTTCCTGAGCGGGCGCTGGTACTTCAGGTCGAGAAACAAATCCGGGCGGACCCGGCTGATCTCAAGCATGGAGCGGTTGAGCGCGGCGACCGCCTGCTGGTCGGTGTAGCGGTAGGGCGCGATCAAATCCTGCAACTCGTTGCGGACCGCGACCACGAACGCCGTCACTGTCGAATATCGTTGGGCCATAAGTTACTCTTAGAGTTACAACCGCGATATATCGCGGTTGTTTTATTATCGTGTAAGACGGCCCCCGGCGAAAGGACGTTAACGCCGGGGGCCTAGCAGGTTGGTCCTCGCTACTATGGGGACTAGTTACGGACCCGCCTGCGTCACGATGGCCTGACAGATCGCCTTGCTGTCCAACACCTGCCGCCCATACACCTGTAGGCCGCGCAGGATTTGACCGAACGTGCGCTCCGAACGGATCGTCTCGACGTTGGTCAATTGGGAAGCGAATGTCAGTCCATGCGCATGCCCGCCATAAATCACCCACTCGCCAGCAGCCAAACCGGCGGGAGTGCCGAACGGCAGGAGATTCGACGCATAGATGGTGAAGCGGTCCACCTGACCGAAGCGCCCATTACGGAGGATCGAAACCTGATCGCCCGACACGAACACTTCGCGCAGCTCGGAGCGTTTCAGTTGGAAGGTCGCCCATGTGGGCATGACCACCCAACGCCCCGTCTCGGGAATGTTCTGCTCATCGAGGCATTGCCCGATGCGCAGAACCACGTCGATGATTTCGACCTGACCCGTGGCGGGGTTGCGGCCCACCGTCCCGACGGGGGTGCCGGTCACGCCAAGGTTGACATTGCCGCTGATCGCGCCAGCGGTCGTGCCCTTGTTCGCGGTGGCGGCTTGGTTCAGCAGGAACAGCAGAACGTCGGTGTCAACCGTGATCTTCATCTGCTCGGACGCATCGTCCGCCCAAATGGAGAGATTGTTGATATCCGACTGCTTCTCGATCACGTCGTCAAGGATCGCGGCGAAATATTTGCCTTGATCGATGGTAAGCTCGACGTTCGAGCCTGCGGGGCGTTGAAGCGCCAAGTCGCCGTTCACCAAGTAATTATTGATGATCAGCGTCGGCTTGGTGCGGATTTTAACCCGGTCGCCGTAGCTTTTGATTTCCCCTTCATAGTCGGTGTTGCTGATCGCGGCGAGAACCGTCGCCGCGTAAAACTTCTCGATCAGCTTGCCCGACCATATCTCGGGAATAAAGCCAGCGGCCACATAGTCAGTCGATGTACTACCCGGAGGGTAGATAGGAGGGGTCGTTGCAGACCCAGCAAGTCCAAGAGCCATTTGTCATCTCCGTTGGCTCGTCCCCCTTTCCAAGGGGGAGGGTTAAGCTAACGGATACGCCCCTCATTACTCGCTTCAATGATCGCACGCTCAAGCTGATCAGCTTCCGCTTCCCGGCCTGCATATCGCCCGTGCGTCCTGTCGTGGTAAAATTGGGTGATATCCGTACGTTTGAAGACCGGCTTCTCAGGGGGGACTTGCGTTTGCCCTGCCTTGGCTCGGCCCGGTGCTGCAAGAGACAGGAGGTCAACCTGCGGGGTGGAGGCGATACTGCCGCCAGAGTTGTAACTCTGGGGGTTACCTGCCCCATTGCCCGGTTGCTGACCCTGCCCGTGCAGGCCCAAAGCCGCCACATCGGATAGAAAGCCTTTAAAGATCGCGACAACCTGTCCAGTGACATTCTGGTTGTGCGCGCCACTCAAAAGGTTACGCCTAAGCTGGCCCGATATTGGATCGATCTGATCCAGCCATCGGCCAAACTCAGGGCTATCGTTCACTACATTCCAGTTCGGCACCTCCTTTTTCAGATCGTCGTACATTCGCACCCGCGCGTCAAAGACTTGGGTGTTCGTCACGCCGCCGATCTGACGCTTGACGGCGTTCAACTCGCCTAGAACCTGCGCCAGCATCGGCTCGACAGCCTCCTGCGCCCGCCGCCCCATCACGTCGATCAGCTCAGGCCCGTACTCGGTAACCTCCTGCTGCGTGACGCGACGCTGGTACTGCGGCTGACCGCTGCCCGCGACCGGAGAACTGAACCGCACCCCGGAGCCATCTTGGGCGACGGGGGAAGGAGTCGCCGCCAGTTGCGCCAGCAAGCGTTGAGTGTCGGTAAGCTGCTGGGCCATACGGCGGCTGTTCGCCGTCTCTTGGTCATACCGGCCCTTGAGCGAATTGAACTGATGTTCCCAGTCCTGCGGCGTCTGCGGCGTCGATTGCTGCGGGGCGGGGGGCGCGACGTTGGTCAACTGGGAAGACACATCGCTCGGCGGATTAGGATTGCGCGGGTCGAAGTTCGCCATCACCACGCTAGAAGCGCTACTCCCGCCCTGCGCGCCAAACGGCTTCGCTGTGGGAACTTGCGCGCTTTGCCCTATCAGCTCGTTTGCGCCGGAGGCTTCGTTCGCCTCGCGCTGCTCGCGCGCCTGCTTGGACAGCGCCTCGGCGCGATCCGCCGCCGCCTTGACGGCGGGAGGGAGCTTCACGTTCAGGTCTGGTTTACCCCGCGCCGTCGCGCCGCCAACCGCCTCGTGTCCTTGAACTTCGCCTGCCATTTTAAGTCTTCGTTATTTTTCTCATCAACTCTTCGATATTACTGAAGTCGCTGCGTAGGCTCACCAGACAACGCGCCCACCCCAACCCAATCTGCGCATCGTCGTTCGGCATACGCAATAGCCTTTCCAGTTCTTCTCCGATGTGAGCTTTAAACGCTTCAAGAAAACTTGCCCACGCCGCCGGATCGGATTTGGACAGCGTGAAGATAGCGCGTATATATTCATCCCTCGCCTCAGACATTTCAGAATATTCTATGCGGCTTCGAAGTATTTGTCAACGGGGGGCCATGCTCGGCGACAATATCGAGCAGCGACGGGTCGTCTTTCTTCTCGCCCGGCTCCTCCTTGCAATAGCAGTTGGTTATCAGCCGCGTCTTGTCCAGGCCGACAACTTCCTCGCTGGCGTAGTTCCACAAGCCCGCAAGCTGCTCGCGCTTGCCGCCCGCCTTGTAGTCTTGAACCCCGATATCGATGTCGCCGCACTCTTTGTGGTCCTTGCTTCGCTCGCTCGCCTTGTCCATGGGTAACTCTCCGGGTTACATTGTTCGTGTTATAAAAGTTCGTGTTATAAAACTTCAATCACCGCGTTGATTGTTTCCGCGATGCTGCGTGTCAACGGCACGAAACCGTGGTAATCCATGCTGTCGGTCGGTTTGGCGACCAACGGCACGTCCAGTTTGTTGGCCCGGATGATGGCGTTCAGCGCCTCGCAGCACGGACGCAGGAACTTCAGCGGCATGCGCTCATCGATGTTCGACTGCGCCGGAACAAGCAGTTTAGCGACCTCCATGCCGTAGTAATATTCAAGGATATCGTTGGTCCGGTCGCATAGGCGGGTGACAACCGCCGTGCGTTCGCTCAACCCGCAGTCGGCATGGACGACCGTGAGGCTCGGCTTCGGGAAATTGCGAAGCGTGATGCTCATTGTACGATGCTCATGGAACTAACGCCACAAGGACATTGAGGGCTGGCACAAAACCCGAATAGTCGAGACCGGGCAGTGGTTGGAGCGACTTCGCCACCCGCATGGCGTTGATCCATTTCAAATAGGTGCGCTGGCTGTTAGCGCACGTCCTGTCTGGTATCTGCGCCGCGCTCAACCCCAGCGCCGCGCCAACCGTGCGCAACGCCGACACCCGCGACCCGAAATCAATTCTCGTATAGGGGGCCATTGGCATGTTCTATCTCCGTTCGCACTAGGGGTAGATAAGAGAACGAAAGGGGATCAAACCATCCCCTTTCGCTTATTTGTATATTTACGGCATTACGTCTTTGGCCCCGGCTCGCCGCCGCTAGGAAAATAACCCCATCCGTAGTCGGGATGGTAACCCCACCCGCCATCTGGCGGCGGCGGCTTGCCGCCTTCGTCCGGCGGTGGCGGAGGAGGCTCAGGGATTACAATCGGGTGCGCCGGATGACCGGGAGACGGCCAGATGGTCACCGGAGGCCCACCCGGCTCGTAAGGCGGCAGCACGATAGGATGCGCAGGATGACCGGGTGATGGCCAGATGCCCGGTGGATAGTAGATCGGCGGGCTTACGGTGGGCGGCGGCCCACCCGGCGCGATGGGATGCGATGGGTGGTAGCCGGGAGGCGTCCATCCTGCAATAGGCGGCGGCCCACCCGGCGCTATCGGCGGCGTTGGCCAAGGACCGGGCGGACCCCAGATGCCGGGTGGTTGGCCGCCGCCGCCGCCCGGAGGCGGATAGACCGGCCCGCCGCCTACACTGAGATCGGCGTCGTATATTTCACCGACAATGATGACTTTTCTACCTGCCATGTTTACCTCCTGAAGTAGAACGAACTAGGAACAAACGCTCGAATCACGTTTCGTGGGGTTTGTCAACCCTCTTGTGTCTCTTTTCCACTGACTCCGGGAACCTTCTTCCCCGCATGCCCCTTGCCGAACATCTTGCCCGAGCCGCCCTTGGCGAACTCCTCGCCGCCGCCCGACGGGTCGTTGCTCTCCTTGCCGCTGACGCCGCTTTCGGCCTTGCCCGCCGTCCCTTTGCCGAACATCTTGGTGTCGCCGCCCTTGGCGAAGAACTCGGGCTTCTCGGATCGCGATTGCTCTTTTGCCATTTGATCCTCTCTCCTTGGTTCGCTGTCAAACAATTCCAACTGCCGTGGGTCATATAGCTCTGGCTCTGGCTTCGGCATAGGTTGCCGCTCGTTACGTGTGGAGCGTCTGGTTGACCAACGCCGTGTCCAAAGGTGCATTACTTACTTTTCCCAGCGCTCCCGGTGTCGCGGCCGACCCGTCCCTTGGCGTCGCCTCCTCCACGAGGACCACCGCCGGTCGGCTTGCCGACCGGCCCGCCGTCCTTGAAGCCGGTGGTCTCCGGCGCTTCATGTCCTTCAGCCGCTCCCCTATCGACCGCTCCGCCCGCCGCGAACCCGCCCGAGCCGCCCATGCCGCCTCCGCCACCCGGTATCGGCGGCGGCGCTCCCGGCGCGCCGCCAGCCATTCTAGGAGGCGCTATCGGGCGTGGAGCCGGTGGGGGAGCCGCTCCTAGCCCGCCCCCCGCTGGCGGTCGCGGGGGGCCTACCGCCCTTCCCGCCGCAGGCGTCGGGGGCATCCCCGGCTTCATTCCGCCGCCGCCCATCCTTTTCGATCCTGCTCCCGCCATCGCTCGGTTCCTCATTTGGTAGCTCCTCAAAGGGACTTTGTTCATTCATGCCCCATATTTTGAGGCGCTGAATGTACGCTGGAGTTTTACTCACCGATATATCCGTCGTCCACTTCATCCCATATTCTCATCCAATATTACCCGCCTGTTGCGCCTGACCGCCCGCCGCAGGGTTGACCAGATTGACGCGCGGCCCCTGCTGGGCGGGCGGCGCGGGCGGCGAACCTTGCCCGGCTCCCGGCTGGCCGGGACCGCCGCCCGGCCCTTGCGCGTGGCCGACCATCTGCTGCTGCTGCGCCAACTGCTGCGCCTGTTTCTGCTGCTCGTCCATCTGAGCGTCGGTCGGGACGATATTCTCGCCCGGCAGGCCGATCTCGGTGGCGACGTTTCTGAGAACTTGTGCCCGTCCCTTCGGCCCCATGATCTGCATGTCGATGGGGTTGGCGGTCGTTTGCAGGAACTCAAGCTGGCGGGCGCGCTGGGTCTCCCTCTGTTGCGCCACTTGCACACCCAGTATCGCGATCTTCTCCTCGCCGGTGAGAATCCCAGTCTGGTCGGTCAGCATCACCATGTCGTAGAGCGAATTGAGGATCGGGCTGATCACGTCGCGATCCACGTTCGCCGCCACAGTTTGCAAAATTTTGGAAGAATTTTGCATCAACATAGAAAGTCCGGACGCAGTACGGCCTAAGCCTCCTTGAGGCGGCGAGCCGGTCATGAACTTGGGGATCGCGCTGTGCTCGTCGGCGAGGTTGCTGAACTGCATGTAGACCTGAAGTAACTCCTGCGAGTTACTTGCGCAATTGAAAAATTCTACGGCCTTCTCGGTGTTGTTGCCGAACGGGTCGGATTTGACGTGCCATCGCTTCCACGGGTAAAGCTCCTCGCCGTTCTCGCCGTCACTGAGTCTGTCGTCGTTGACAGTAACTTGTGGCCCCGAAGCAATAGAGAGGTTGTTGACCAAAGCTCTAAGTGTTGCGTTGGCCACCGATTGAATGTCCGCCAGTAGATCAGGAAGCCCATTCCCGGATGGGTTTCCCGGAACCTTCTCAAACGACGTAATGTAATACTGATGCCTTTTGCGTGGCGAAGGCGAGAGTTGTACTTTGATGATATGCCGCCCGATAAGCCACGCATTGCAGAAGTAATCCCTTAGCGGGTCCGGGACCAAGCTAGGGTCCATGCCCATGTCGAGCAGGAACCGCCCCTGCGCCATCCCTTGGAACTCAAGGCAGGCGATAAGACCACTCTGGTTGAAGCGCGGGTCTTCGCGGCTCTCTAGTATAGCTCGTTCAGCGTCGGTAGTGTCCCAGTTGTCCACCAGACCACCCCGCCCATATTCATCGAGAACGGCGCGTACCTCGTCCGTGATGAAGCCGGGGAGATCAAGAAGATCATTGATTTCTGCACGAGTAAGACGACTACGCTGTATGATGTTCGCGTCGGCAATGTCTGATACTCCCGGCGTCCAGTAGATATCGAATGGGCTGACCCGCTCCCAGCACAGTATGGGAACGTCCACCACCTGCGCCTTGGCCAGCGAAGTTTGGCCTCCCGATTGCCCATTCATTCCCGCAGATGGGGCAGGCCCCATCTGCGCACTCATTCGCCCCATCACACCGGGGCCGTGCGCGGCGACGGCGCTCGCCGAGCCGCCCATCGCGCTCGGGCCTTGCGCGCCTTGCAACCCCTGCATGACCTGCTGCATTTGGGGCGGCATGCCGGGGGGCGTTCCCTGAGAACCGGGCTGCATTCCCCCCACTTGATTGCTCCACGGCAGTTGGTCCTTGGTCCACTTGACCTGCGTCTTGATGCGGACCACCGGACCCTTCATGCAGGCATAGGGGAACAACGGCAGATCGACAAGGAACTCGGCCAGCGCGGTATAGAAGCCGCCCTGCTGGAGGTGTTCCTGAAGCTTGTCCTCGGCGACCTTGGCTTGGTCGGCGGCGTTGCGCTTGGCTTGGTCGCGCGCCGCTTCCATCAGGTCATTATACCTCTGCCTTAAGGCAGAGGGCTCGGGAAGCGGGGGAATGGGGGGAGGGGGCGGCATGCCTGCGCCCTGCCCCATCGCTTGCGCGTTAGGGGGGATAGCCCCAGTCATGGCTCCTTGACTGGGGCCACTGGAATGAGAGGGAATGCTCTGATCGATAAAAGCGGGGTGCTGCGGTGGCTGCGTCGGTCTTCCCGACGCATCGGGAAAACCTGCAGCTCCCTGTTGATGAGCGACCTGAGTAGCGAACTGGTGCGCTTGGTTCGCCTGCGCGGCGGCGAAGTGGGCTTGCAGCGCCATCCCGACCTCGGCGTCGAGGTGCTGGATGATCGCCTGCACGATCTCGGGCGGAATGTCGGGGTCGCTGGCTGGCTGGACGCCCCACGGGCGGTCGGGGCCGATGTACACGTCCCTCAAGAGTGACGTGGTGCCCCGACACTTCATCGCGATGATTCGGGCGTAGACGTTCGATCCGCCGAACCTCTTGATCTCCTCGATGATGTTCGGCTCGTACACGCCGTCGAAGGCGCGCAAAGCAGCAAGAAGTCTATCACTCCAACCGCGACCAACGGTGTCGCGGTGGCGACGCATCAAGGTGTATTGGTCGGTGACGAAACCCGCTAATCCAATAGGAACAGCGTTTGGCGGGGGCGCGTACGCCTGCGCACGCGTCGCGTCGCGCGTCTGGTTTTCAGCTTGCGTTTCATCCCTCCCCACCACGCGTAGCGCGGGGGTGTTCGGGAGCGCTGCCACCTGTCCCTCTGCCTGCTATTGCTTTTTCGTACGAAACATGGCATCATAGCAGAAGTCAATACATATGTCAAGGGGGTGGTTTTGCCTCAGTTCCTGATGCAACCCGACGAGGAGTTGCGCCTGCGCGAACTCGCCAACGAGCTTGCCAAGGATGTCGAGGAAGGCCCGGAAATCCTCAAGCGCCTCGGCTTCTCGACGGCGGAGTATGAGGAATTGTGCGGCACCAACATGTTCCGCGCCATGCTCGATCAGGCGTTCATGGAGTGGGGCGGCGTCGTCAACACCCCCAAGCGGGTGAAGCTGAAAGCGGCAGTGAACATCGAGAACGGCCTCCCCGACATGTTTCAGGCGATGGTCAACGCCAACGAGCCGCTGGCGTCGCGGGTCAAGGTGTTCGAGGTGATGGCCCGGATCGGCGGCTTGGGCAACCCGGAGCCGATGCACATGGACAACGGCCAGAGCTTCAATCTGACCATCCACCTCGACCCGAGGGCGAGCGCGGGCGCGCCGCCGATTGTTATCGAGAGTGTAGTGGCGCGTCACTCTCAGAGTGACTTACTGGCGTCGGTTCCACTCGAAGTCATGGAGTAGGTCCATGCGCACCGGCCCAATCAAACAACAGTGGACGTACAAAGCTTCCCCCACGGGATCAAAGTTCCTACAATCCAACGCTTTCGGCAGATTGATATGGGGGCCTGTTGGAAGTGGAAAAACAACGCTGTGTGTCGTTGAGGCCGCGCGAAGGATGGCGCAACAACAGCCGGGTCAGGATGGGCGGCGCTACACCCGCTTCGCTGTTATCCGGCAATCGCTGAAAGACTTAAAGCAAACGGTCTTGAAGGATATACGCACTTGGTTTGGATCGTTGGCGGACTGGAAAGTGTCGGAAAGCACGTTGTATATCGAGTACGGCGATGTGTACTCAGAATGGCCTTTCGTGCCGTTGGATGAACCGGATGACGTGAAGCGGCTGCTTTCACTGCAACTTACTGGCGCATTCGTGAACGAATGCATAGAGACGGATGTTTCCATACTTTCCGATATCGCTGGCCGGTTGGGCAGATACCCCAATAATGAACTGGGAGCCTGCACATGGTCAGGAATTTGGATGGACACCAATGCGCCCATAATGAATACGCCGTGGGCGGACTTTATCGCCAACCCGCCAAACCAATGGCAAGTTTTTCACCAACCGGGCGGACATACGCAAGAAGCTGAAAACTTGGCTCACCTCAATCAGACAGCGGAGACGATGGCGTTGCCGGAGGACGACCCGCGCAGAATCGCGCAAGGACGCGGTTACTATGAGCGGCTGCTAAGCATGGGATCACCTGATTATATAAGGCGCTATGTGTGGTCAGAGCTAGGTCGTGACCCCGGCGGCATGGCGGTGTTCGCTGAAAGCTTTTCTTACGATTTTCATACAGTCGATGAACTGCATCCGGTTTACTCACGCATGCTCGTCATCGGACAAGACTTCGGGCGCAATCCTTGGTCGATCATCACTCAACTCGATCAAGCTGGAAGGTTGCTGGTGCTGGAAGAAGTCCCCGGTCGCGGCCCAACAGGGGAAAATATCGGGCTGGAGCAGCATCTGCGACAAAACCTGATCCCCGTTCTAATCCAGCCGCATTACGCAGGATTACCCATTATGGTTATCGGCGATCCGTCCGGCATGGCCAAGGACACCCTGTTTGAAGTCAACGCCTTCGATATAATCAAGAAATCGGGGTTACGCGCGGAACAAGCGCCGACCAACGATATCGAACCAAGAATACGGGCAGTCGAAAACTTCCTGCTCAGACAGGCAGGTGGAAGACCTGGCATCATGTTTGACCGGAAGAAGTGCCCCACGCTCATCGCGGGAATGAACGGGCAATATAAATACGCTGTGACGCCAGATTTATCTGGCGGCGTTTATCGTAAGGATACGCCGGAAAAATTGCATCCTTGGAGCGATTGCTGTGACGCGCTTCAGTATTCCTGCCTCGTGACCGGCAATGTTGGAGCCTATGCTTGGGTTTTAAGTCAGGCCGTCAGGTCGATGCGCCCAAGGCCGGTAAGACAGAGGGTGTCGCCGCTTGCTTGGACATAACGTATCGTTCCAGATATTTGATGGCGATACAGGCCCTACACCGTCGTCGCATAAGTCACTCTGGTTACTTTAAGTCACTCTGAGAGTTATTCGCGGTGGGCGGACAGACCGGGGACAGCATCCGATCCGCCCGCCCGTAGTGCGCAACTACGAGGTGGCCCTGTGGCAGAGGGTTACTCGCGGAGTTACTTATAGAGGATAAATTTGGAGTTGTCAAGTGGGGATGTTTCAGGGTATTTTACATTGCTGGCGTGGGGAATGTTTCCACCCAACAAATATTGCAGGGCCACCTAAAAGCGCGCCCCCCGGGTATACCCCTTGGTCCAAATGGGTGTCCGGTGGGGGTATGTCCCCCGTGAGTTATATGTCCGAACGCCCCACGCAATCGCGTATGGAGGATCGCGGACCTAGTGAAGGTAACACCTCGCGCGCTTTATGGCGCGCGGCTAGATCGTCCCAAGCGCAAAGGGATAGGCGACACGCCATAAGTGTGGGAACCCGCAAGCATGCGGTGTCCACGAGCGTGGAAGCTGCGACATGGCGGGCCGTAGGGCTCTCTGATCAGCAGCGCGCCGAAAGGTAATGCGTAGGGATAGCGGCGTGAGGCCGCGAACGTGAGAAATCGCGTGGATCGAGTTCTGGAGTTGGTCTTGCCAGCGTAGTATGTCACGGACTTAGTAACTCGCGAGAGTTACTTCGTAACCGCCGCCGTGATTGAAGGCTGGAGAGCGCCGTGTATAATGGGAAGGATGAACCCCTTACCCGCGATTTATACCCCATGTCGGGCTCTAGCAGGCTTGACGTGGGCGCAACATTTACGGGCCGCGCCTCTGGGCGCGGCCCTATTTGTCCCTTTGGAAGTAACTCACTGAGTTACTTAAAAGATTAAAAGATTTATGAACAATCTTTCTGATTTTCACGGAGATTAGAAAATTGATCGGCAGGGAAATTCTGCTTCTTAAAAGAAAAAGACGTAAGTACTTGTTTATATATATGTGTGTACTCTTAAATTATATTATTATAATATTCCCTCCATAATATACAAGTCGTATAGAGACAACTTAAGATTAATTTACATACTCACCTAGTGAGGTGTTCTACATTCCAGTCTGTAGATCTAGGGCAAATCTTTTAATATTTGCCTTTTGTTGTTTAATATCAACGACTTAATAATAAAGCATTATGAAATTCAGAAGTAATCTTATCACCCTCAAACTATTCCTGAAAATCTTTAAATCTTTAATCTTTAGTTTTAATCTTTTAATCTTACAATCTTCTAATCTTAAAGGAGTAAACGAGTGCCAAAGATTAATTCCGCCGAACAGCATCGTTGGGGGATTATTCACTTCGCCCGTGCGCGCGAGAGCTATCGCTACAGCGAGCACCAAGATCGGTATGAATTATACTCTGCTTGGCTGGATCAGATGCTGGAAGTCGAACGCGAGTACTACGGCGTCACCCAAACCGAACAGCTTAAGTACCTCAAGGGTTATCTGTGGAAAACTTTTTCCCCTGATTGACGAAATCCCTCTTGACAAACCCCAACATCACTCTTAGAGTGACAAACAGAAGGACGAACGAACATGACTACGAACGAAGCTGAAGCCCTTGAGGCTCTTGTGGATCGCTATGGCCTCAGTGCCGTTATCTCCCAACTGGCAAACGTGTGCGACGACAAATCGCAGCATATCGCCAGCAACTGGCAGGATAACGTTACGGCTCGCATGTGGATGAATTGCGTTCACATCCTAGACCGCGCTAGTGATCGCGTCAAGACGTATCTCCCCGCGTAATATTATCCCTGCCGTTACGTGCGCCGCATGGCGTGACGACGGGCAAACCTATGCGGTAATGGGACGCATCCATCCCGATAAGCGATGCAGAAAGCAAGAGGTAATATTATGGTGCGTAAAGCTAAGTTGCAGAACGTTGGCGTGGAGAAAATCCCTGCCGACGAAGAGTTGGGCGGCTTCGCCCCCGGCGTTCAGGAACAAATCACTGCCGATGCTGGCGAAGGTAACTCTGAGAGTGACGCGCAAGAGACGGAAGCAAGCGTCGAGGTCGATGCCGAGACTGAGGCCGACATGGATGCCGCTGGCGTCAACGTCGATCCGAAGTCGGATCGCGCCAAGCGCAGCGCCCTCATGAGCGAGGTCGCCAAGGTAGGCAAGAACTATGGGGCGGGCAAGGTGTCGATGATCGCCCTCGCCGAAATGGTGACCGAAGCTGCGGCTAGCGGCTTGCTTACCTTCAACGACCAACGCAAGAAGGGCGCGCCCAAGAAGTCGGACGCGCAGGAAGTGTACGACCGCTTCCGGTCCAATGCCGACACCAAGGCGACGCTCGATGGCGGTCTTGTTCCCGACAGCGTGCTGACCGGCAAGGGCGGCGACGAAGCCAAGGCGGGTAAGCAGCAGGTCGCCAAGCTGAACGCGTTCATCAAGTTCGGCAACGTGTTCCGCGACGACGCCAGCGACTTGGTCACGCGGGCGCGCAACATCCACATCGCCCTGTTGGGCGACGAGGAGGAGCGCAAGCTGCTCAAGCCCGGTTCGACCTACAGCATGCTGGTGGCCATCGCCGCCAAGCATGTCGACAAGGACGAGCTGAAGGCTAACCCCAACCATCTCGTGTGGGAGGACGACCGGCTCAAGGGCTTCATGCAGGTCGAGGGCAAGGAGACCGCCGAGCCTGACGCCGCCAAGAAGCTGATGGACGCCATCGCCTCGGCGATGGCCGCCCGCGACGGATCGATCAAGACCGGGCGCGAGCCAGCGGTCGAGACCGACCTGATCAACGACGCCATCGAGTTGGTGCGGCACGCCGTCGCCTCGGAGAACGACGGGGCCAAGCGGCTTGGCGAGTTCGACGCCAAGCACGCCAAAGCCGCGTCAAGCGGAAGCGCCGACGCGCTTGCGAAAGCGGCAGGCAATGCACAACCTGTCGATGGGACCGCTGTGCCGGGCGTTGGCGCGACCGTGCTCACTGACGATGAAGGCGAGGTCGAGACCGAGTAAGTTACTCGCCAGCTTACCGCGCTCGTGCAACCTCCCCGGTCGCGAGCGTGGTGGGACAACGCCGCCGCCCTGCCGCAACGGGGCGGCGGCGTTGTAGTTTTTAATGCAACTATCACAACGCGCAACAACCCAACCCTGAGAGTGACTTACCATGAAACCCCTAATCGCAGCGCTCGCCATTGTCGGGCCGCTTTACTTCATTGCGCCTCATCAGGCGCATGCCTACCAACTACCGCCGCCTGACATGGATTTAAACTTGGACGATGTAGATGCATGGCAATTCCGTTGCCATAGTTTCGGCAGGTGCGATTATGTCCATCGTGAAGTGCATACACACTGCACGCCTGATGGATTTGGCGGGATGGACTGCACGACTGAACCATAACCCTGAGAGTGACATGAACATGATGGTGCGCCGGATGGCTCTTACGACCAAGAAACCCGACTTCATGCCGGTCGTATGCCGCCTGACCCGGATCAAGAAGGGCAAGTACCTCGCGGAGCTGTGGTTCGCCCTGAGCAGGCGCGAGTTCACCGATGAGATCATCGAGTGCCGCACCAAGCGCGAAGCAAAGCGCAAGGTGCGTATCATCCACCCTAACATAGTGAGTTTCCGCCAATGAGCCACACGTTCGAGGGATCGTACTGCCGCCAGCAGCGCAAGCTGGCGAAGATATGGCGGGCCATCGCCCGCCGCGCGCTCGCCGACCGCGCCAACCTGATCGAGGCCGCGCGCATGAACAAGTTGCTTGTCGCCGCCAGCTTGCAAGCGTTGTAAGTAACCCGGAGAGTGACGTGGAGTTTCTTCTACTGCTTATTCTGCTAGCGCTGTTAGGCTATGGCAGGTTCGTCAAGACGGCGCTAAAGCTCTTTGTCTTCCTGTTCATCCTAGTCATTGCCGCCATCGTCATTGCCGTGGCGCATTACTAGCAAGTCGCCTATGCAGATGCCGCAACTGCTTTTGTTGTGCGGCCCTATCCGTACATACGGAGTTATACAATGTCAAGACGAGACTATATAGCCATCGCCGGTTATCTACGCGATCTTAAGCCAACGGCGGGCGGCTACCAGCTAAGGCGCTGGTGCGAGTTCGTGAGCTACCTTACGATACGCTGCGCACAAGACAACAAGGCGTTCGATTCCGTGCGCTTCCACAACGCGTGCACGTACGGCGAGCAGTTCGATGTAGAGCCGCTGAAAGCAATCGTTCGCAACTATCACGTTGGCGAAAACGGCGAGTAAAAATACAACCTGCGCGCGTCTTGACACCTCCGTACA